GAGCGTGGCTGAATGTATCGAACGTATTGGTAAGAAGAACAGTAAACCAATGTTCTTTGCAGCAGAGGAATTGCCTATGCTGAACGATATGTTGAAGATACATAACAAGGGTATCCTCAACTTCTATGAGGATTTGTCTCGCAAGTTCATTCGACTCAGTGAGACTGTACGTGATATGATGGATCAGTCTGACCGTATGCAGTTGGAATATCAACGGCAGTGTGGTGTAGTTACTGACGAAACAGAAGTAACACTTCAGGTAAATCTTGAAGAAACTACTGAATAAGCAATACTATGAGCAGAATTTCTAAAGTAAGAATAGAGCTTCTGCGACTACTTATTTGCGTCGAGCCTACTATACTAGCTAAAGTTCAGAGTTGGGACGGAAGCACTAAAGTAACACCTAATGCAGTATCTGTAAGAGAGGATGGTCAGGTCTTCTTTTACTATGGCAAAGGGCCTTTATGGTGGCAACGGCTTTTAAATACTTATGAATCGGTAAGTCTTTTAGATGTAGCAATACGTATTGCAGATGCAATAACTGGTTCTGGAGGAACTAGAAACGATGTAGCTTTTGACGGTATTACACAAGCATTACTGAAGGAAGCAATTAAAAACAAAGATCTCGATTGTGTTGTAGATATTTTATTTGATAGTATGAGGAATGCTTCGAGCGGAGAGCTGCACTCAAAGTATATCAATAAAGAAGCTATTGAAAAATTCGCAAAAGAGAAAGGTCTAACCGGCAAACTTGTTGTCTCTGACAACATATTTGGGTTTGCTGGTATTGAAATAAGACCAGGCGTAGTCGTACCAGTACGATTAGGCAAGGTTAAACAAGTATAGTATTTGAATTGGAATATTATAATAAAAACAACATATTTTCACAGGGTGAATTGGCCCTGTTTAAATATAGTGCTGTAGTTCAACTGGATAGAACATCAACCTTCTAAGTTGAGAGTTGTGAGTTCGAGTCTCACCAGCACTACAACTAGTAGACGTAATTTGGTCAAGTATTAACTTTAAAAAATCAACTTGAACATGAAATCAATTACATCTAAATATATTATTACACATCGTAAAGAACTTAGTAATGAGATTACTAAATACTGGAATATTATCAAGAATGAAAATGTTATCCCTACGGGAGCTAAGCGTAACTTTGATTTGAAGGCGCTGATTCTTGACATCCAAGCAAAAGCAGAAGAACGTATCCTGTTGAAATTGTACTTACAATGTATCAATATGGGTTATAAGAAGTTCTCTGAGTTACCAATAACTAACAACTATCTTGATATCTTTACTTTGTCAGAGAAGCAAGAACAGTTGTTTCACTTAAGTAAGATCAAGACTCTTGATCCTAAGCTTAAGCGTGCTAAAGGCAAGAAAAACTTAGATAAGACAGAAGAATTAACTTCTGCCTATATTAGTAGTTTGAAAGCTAAATTACAGCTGGAAATAAATGCCTTGAACAAGAAGATTGAAGACTTCAATAATGGTGCAGAACTCAGTATTGAAGAAGCACCGTTATCATTAGCAGCATAAAAAAATGAAAAAAGTATATTATATACGTAAAAGTTTTTTTGAAAGTAGCAGTAAATTTGAGAATAGAGTAAATTCTATTCTCAAAGATATTGCTGATAACAATACCATAGATTCAGTAAGTTGGAATAACAAAGCTATCATAGTATATTATGAGATAGAGAAAAAGAAGCCGGCAATAAAAGGCTTTAGTAAATAACCATTAAAATTATCAAGATTATGAAAAAGAATAAGAACTTTAAGATAAAGAGACAAACTTTAAGAAATCAAAAACGATCAATTAAAGCTAAAAAGCGCAATTATCCCAGAATTGTAGTAGGTAGCAAGTTCGTTAAGAAACATTGTCCAGTAGAAACTACAAGGGATTTCGAGATCGGTCCGTCTTTAGTAACTGTAGTTAAAGACGGGAAAACAGTAGAATGGAACTCCTGGAGTTCTAAACAGAAACAACAGCCTACCAAAGTAGCTATTGAAGCTATGAAGGAAAATAAGGCTATAGTACAGTCCAAGAAAGAACGTATCAAACAAATTCTTATGAAAGCAGGCTATGATCCAACTGTGAACTATACCCGTAAAGAGAAGAAGAAATTTACTCGTATAGTTAAAGACAACTTATTTGTCAAAGCTAAACCTACTACGCTTACTACAAAGCAGATAAAGGATAAGTTGAAAGCTAATCGAGCAGCCAAAAAAGCTGAATTAGCAAGTAGGAAGGCTAAACTTGCAGAAATGCAGGCTAAATTTGAAGAAGAAGCTCGTAAGCCTTTACCCAGTAAGGAAGGCAAACAAAAAGGCTTTACAGCGGCTGAATTAGCCGTTAAAGAAAAGCCTAACAAGCGTAAGTTCAAGTATACTGTACAGAGAAGACGTAGTGACGATGAAAAACGTGTCTATGACTTCAAAACAGACTACTTTATTGCACTTACAAGAGACGATGCCAAAAAGAAAGCAGCAATAGAAGCAAAGAAGTTTAAGAAAGATACTTCATTTGCCGGTATTACTGTACAAGACATAGAAGGTGATAACAACATCATCTACTATGATGGTAAATCGTTATTAGCAGCTTAATTATTAACTAAAAAAATTATCAAGATTATGGGAAAGCAGAATTATACAGAGTGGAAATTAGCAGAAGCTAAAAGAATTAGACATAAAGCGTGGAAAGATGAGCGTGATAAACGCTTAGCACAAAGTGTAGCTGATAAAGAAAAGAATAAGGACAAAAAGCCAGAAGACTGGTTAAGTCCGAGATTGAAAGAGCTTCGTGCAAAGAAAAAAGCACAGGCCAAAGAACAAAAAGCTAAACAATTAGCAAAACAAAAAGAAGCAAGGCTTCGTTTAGAGAAACCTAAATGTCCCTTGAAATTCTTATCATTCTATGAAGATAGAAATAAGAACAGAAAACAGCACGTTGGAGGCTGTAAAGGAAAAGATAAAAGAACAGCCGATATAGCATCTAGCCGTAGCTATTATCGTAAGGTAATTAAGCCTATGCTTAGAGCAGCTTAATTCTTCGTTTTTTTTCATGAAGTTCTTGTACCAGAACTGAAATGGTACTGTTTTCCGTGTAGCTTAAGAAGAGGTTAGAGCCGCAGCAAAATGTAAGTCTGTGTGATTGTGTCAGTTCGAGTCTGACCACGGAATCTAACTAATATTTTTGATATGATTATACGCGACAAGAAGGTCTATGTATATGATATTGAAGTATTTCAAAATATCTTTCACTGTTCTGTTAAAAATACAGAAACAGGAGAAATATATAAATTTGAAATCTCTGAAAGAAGGAACCAGCTAAGAGAATTAGTAAAGTTCTTTAAACAAGTAGACTCTTACATAAAATGGGGTGATTTTTATACTACAGATTTAGAAATAAAATCTGAGGTTATCTTCTGTGGATATAATAATCTGCATTATGATAACCCTATAGTAAATTATATTATAGAGTATGAAGATAAACTCATGAGTTATAATGTAGCTACAATATGTAGTTCTATATTTAACTTAAGTAGGACTATTACTACTTCTACAGAAGATAATATAGAAGCTTGGAAACATTGGAAGTATCAGATTTGGTTTGATACTTTTGATTTACTTACTATGCTTTACTCTAATAAACTTAGAGTAGGTTTGAAAGAAATCCAAGTAACTATGCAATATCCTAATGTACAAGAATTTGTATGTGATTGGAGTAAACCTCTTCCATTAGAAGATTTTGACAATATGATTGATTATAATATCAATGATATAGAGTCAACTGCAGAGCTTTTAAATAGATGTAAGAAAGATATTGATTTACGTATAGCTATTGAAGATGAATATGGAGTACGAGTCCTTAGTAAGGATGGTGTAAACATTGGAATGAAGATCTTAACTCAAAAGTATCTTGAGAAAACAGGTTTAACCTGGTGGGATATCGAAGGATTAAGATCACCAATGGATTATATACCACTAAAGGATGTAATACTACCGTTCATTAAGTATGATAGTCCTATTCTACAAAGAGTATTAGATGATATGAAAAGTCAGATAGTATCTCCTGGTAGGAAAGGTTACGAAAACAACTTCATATTTAATGGTTTGCGCTATACTGTGGGAGTAGGAGGGATTCATTCTAAAAATGATCCTGAAATCATTATTCCTAAAGAAGACGAAATGCTAATAGATATTGATGTTGCTTCACTATATCCAAGTATGCTAATAGAATATAAGTTCTATCCTAAGCATCTTGGTCCAGAATTCTTAGAAGTATATTCTCAAATTAAAGATGAAAGAATAGAAGCTAAGCATAATGGAGATAAAGTGAAGAATGAGACATTAAAGTTGGCATTGAATGGTTTGTCAGGTAATCTACAAAATCAACATAACTTCTGTTATAGTCCTTTTGCAGTAATGCAAATTAGAATAAATGGACAGTTATTATTGCTAATGTTAGCTGAAAGGCTAACACAAATAGGATGCCGAATCGTCCAGGCAAATACTGATGGTTTATTTGTATTACTTAAGAAAAGTATATATGAACAGGCTAACAAGATTTGTCAAGAATGGGAACAACTTACAAGACTTACTCTTGAAGAAGAGCGTTTTGAAGCTATGTACCAATATGCAATTAATGACTACATTGCAGTTAAAGAAGGATATAAGGAAACTAAAAATCCTGATTTAATTAAGACAAAAGGTATGTTTATTACTAAAGTACTATTAGGTAAGGGATTATCTGCAAAGATAATACCTGAAGCTATTATAAAGTACTTTGTAGATGGTATACCAGTAGAAGACACTATAAAAGGATGTACAGATATACGTAAATTCTTAATGTCTGAGAAAACTGGTAAACAATGGCATGTTGAATACATGAACCAAGAACAACAGCGAACTAATCGTTTCTATGCATCTACTAATGGTGGATACTTATGGAAATGGAAATATACAGGTCATGCAGAAGGTGAAGTAGTAGAATACTATGAACCTTATGTAGGAAGACAAAGCTACATTGCAAAAGAAAAGTCATATCAGAATATGCTTACTGCATCTGGTGTTACTCTTTTAAATAAGTTCGATGATAAACCAATTGAAGAGAGAAAGATTAACTATAGGTATTATATTTATGAAGCCTATAAGATAATCCGAGACTTAAAACCGTTACAACTGAGCCTATGGGATTAACAAAGGCTTTACCAAAATATTTCAAAGAACTATAAGCTCATATTAAATATGAGAATATGATTTTAGAAATAGATACTTCTATCTTAGATAGAATACCCAACCTAACTATTAATCAATTAGTATTCCTAACTATCGTATTGAGTGATATCAAAACAATCAATCAAGACATTCAGAGACTTCTCAGCCTAGTTAATGAAGAAGAAATACGAGAGTTAGAGCATTTAGGTTTAATCTCTATCCAGTATGATGGAGATACCAAAGTCATAAATAAAACAAGCAAATTGGTTGAACTTCTAAAAGAAGATAAAACTATGTTTGATGAATTTTATGACCAATTTCCAGTTTATGTTACAAGGCCTGATGGTACAAAAGGCTTTCTAAGAGCTAATATAAACAAATGTAGAAAGGAATATAACCGTATCATAGGTAAATCCAAAGCAATGCATAATCATATTATGGCTTGTCTGAGGTACGAAATAGATGATAAAATGCGAACAGGCAAAATGGGTTATATGAAAACTATGTGGAAATGGCTCACTCAACACGAGTGGGAGACCTACGATGAACAAATGAAATTAGATAAACCTTCAACCATAGATAACTATAATTATGGAACAGAACTTATCTAAAACGCTACCATTCCGTCATATATCTTCAGCTACAAATGAAGCAGTAGAGTATATACGTAGAAGAAAAAATCATGAGATTATTTCACTACGTACAAGATGGAATAAGTTCAATAAATCCTGCATGGGTGGTATTGAACCTAATACGATATATACTATAGTAGGTATATCTGGTAGTGGTAAATCTTCATTTGTGAATACGCTTGAAACTGATTTAATAGATTTAAATTCTAAACAGGATGTTATAGTACTTAATTTCTCATTTGAGATGTTAAGTTCTAGGCAGGTAGGTAGAAAAATGAGCAGTAAGCTAAGGCAAACTACTGCAGAGCTATACAGTGCTAATAATGAATTAGATGATGATTTATTAGCTAAAGTTGAACAAACTTCTCAACAAATAAAATCATATCCGATATATTATGTAGATACACCGGGTACTGTTGACGATATAGCATCTACTATAAACTATTTCTACGAGAATAAAGCTAAAGGCAAAAAATTTGTGATTATACTTGATCATACTTTACTTGTTGAAGGTCAAGCTCGTGAAACAGCCCTGCAAGTGATTTCAGATTTACAGAAACTATTTATCAGAGTAAAGAAGTTACCTGATACTACTATAATTCAGTTATCACAGATGAATCGAAACATTGAGAGTCCTGAAAGAATTAATAACCCCTCTATGCATTATCCAATGCGTAGTGATATATCTTCCGCTGATACTATATTTCATGCATCTGATTATGTTATATGTATCCACAGACCGGAACTACTCAATATACAACAGTATGGACCAAATCGTTTACTAGTGAAGAATAAAGTCTACTTGCATATACTTAAAAATAGGGATGCAGGAGAATGTGCGATATTAGAGTTTGATAACGATTTGAAATACAATAACTTAATTGAGACTATACGAGATGAGGAACCAGTGATGAAGATTTCGTTTAGTAATAACAATTAAAAAGGCTGAAAATTATGAAAACATATACATTTAAGTTACCGAAAAACAATAAAACTGCAGATATCTACAAAGAATCTTTGATGAAACGTGTTGTTAACGCTTATCCTTGGTTAACAGTAGAAAGTAATTATGACTATCCTAAATGCACTTATGGCATTGAATATGCTGGTGCTGGTGATTATATTACTCTTGGCTTGAGTAAGACTCATAACATTGGATGGTTGCCTAAGGAATGTGCAGAATGTCCGTTCAAGTGCTTTGCTGATGGTAGCATTAACTTTGACCTTGAAAAAGAATTCTTTAACGCATTGTCTGCACTTGATATTTATGCTAAGAAGAATTATCCTTTTAAGAAGGATTACGACTTTGAAGATGAATTCGGTACACCGATTAAGATTTTTGATAACTTCGTACAGATTGGTTACGATATCATCCCGATTGCAACTGGTTCATTGAACCATTTGAAACCGAAAACTAAAAAGACTATTATTGATATCACGATTAAGATTAAAAATCGTGGTTTATTCTAAATAAATATCCAAACTATCAGAAACTACCAAAGCATTCTCAGAGGATACAATATAATTAAAGCTTTATGATTGTATTACCGAAAGAGAAAGTAAAAGCCAAAGTAGAGAATCCTCGATTCTTAATTATATTTGGCAAACCAAAAGCCGGTAAAACCACTCTAGCGTCTAGATTAGATAACAATCTAATCGTAGACTTAGAAGGTGGTTCTGAGTTCCTCGAAGCTCTTGCTGTACAAGCTAGGTCTGTAAAAGACTTAGGAGATATTGCTACAGCAATTAGAGAAGAAATTAAACAGACCGGTAAGAAACCATACAAATATATTACTCTAGACAATGCCTCAAGATTAGAGGAGATATGTCTTAGCTATGCAGCACAGTTGTATAGAGCAACTCCTATGGGTAAGAATTACTCTGGAAATGACGTAAGAACCTTGCCTAATGGTTCTGGTTATATGTATCTACAACAAGCTGTAAGAAAAGTTATAGATATGTTTAGAGATTTATGTGATAACTTTATACTTATTGGTCATACTCGAGATAAGTTGATTAATAAGGAAGGAGAAGAGTTATCAGAAATGTCCCTTGACTTAGTAGGTAAACTTGCTAATATTATATGTGGTGAAGCAGATGCTGTTGGCTATGTATATAGAAAGAGAAATGAAACTCATATCTCTTTTGAAGGCGGAGATAACTCCGTTAGAGAAGCAAGAGCACCTCATTTAAGAGGTAAGAACATTGTTATTGCAGAAAGCGATGAAAACAATGATATTAAGGTATATTGGGACAAAATATATTTGCCTGAGTAACTTTTAACAGTATTTTATATCAGTTTAAAAGATTAAGTTATGATTTATAGTACAGAATTAGCAAACCAGATACAAGAGAGTAAAAATAAGTACTTAGAAGCAGGTATTCACGATAATGTGAAATTTGTAAGTGCTAGAGTTGATAAGTCTATTAATGGTAATATCTTTATTGAATTTAAGTTCGAGAAATATGAACAAACCATGACACATACTGAATGGGAGTCTACTAAGAAACCTATGGAATCTGAAGAAGACTTTCAGAATAGAGCAAATAGACAAGTAAAGCGTATATTGCAGATACTTAGCTGTTTCTATCCTAAAGAAGCTCTCGTCTTTGCAGGTTCATCATTTAGTGAATTTGCTAATTGGGTTGTTAATTTGCTGAATGCAGCAAATAAAGATATTTTACTTAGAGTAAAGATAGTTTATAACAATAAAGGTTATACTACATTACCTAACTATTGTAAATTTACTTTCATTGAACCAATGAATTTACCTGAGGGTCAAGTAAGTAAGATTATAGAATTGAATATTGATGTCTTTGTTCGTCCTATCACAGCAGATAAGGAAACAACAGATGTTAATCCGTTAGATAAGGTAGATAAAGGAGTAGCAGATACTCAGAATGACGATTTGCCATTCTAATATAACCTTTTAACAGCTTGCCTACGCTAGGCATAATATAGCGATACGTGAGTAGCATGCCGCTATGTGAGTAATTCATCGGTGGCATGACTCTTAGAGGAATCCGATGCAAGCCGTGAAAGGCGGTGGCGAATTACAAAATTCATAGATTCTGGATAGCATGCACTCACGTTTTTATAAGGAAGTATAGCTCAGTGGTAGAGCAAGTCCGGTGGATATAGGAGATATAAATCTGAATAAACCTGCGAGAAAAGGCGATAGATTTAAAGGTACTATAGATAGGACCATGTCATGAGTTCGAATCTCATTACTTCCACTTAAAAATTATATATCATATGTTATATGACACTACGAACATAAAAGATGAAGAGAATATTACTTTAGAGTATATACTATCTAAAGTAACAGAATATGATATATATTCAGCGTATATAGGTAATTTTAAAGTTGGCATGATATATAACAGTCCATTTAGAAAAGATAAAAATCCATCATTTGGATGTTTCTATAGTAGGACTACTAAACAGTTAATATTTAAGGATCATGGCACAGGTGATTGCGGTAATGTAATTAAGTTTGTTTCGTTACTTACTGGTTTAACTAATTATTCAGATATACTGAATGATATAGTTAATAAGCTTAAAATTACTAACAATACGCAACTCGTTAGCTCTAAGCAATACATACCGTCAACAGAGACAGTAATTGGTGTAGTAAGACAAGACTTTACTCTAACAGACATCAATTACTGGTCTCAGTTCAATATTAGTACTACCACTTTGAAGAAATTCGGAGTAAGTAGTATCAAATATTATTTGTGTAATGGTATTGTAAAGGGTATTTACAAGGATACGAATCCTATGTATGCTTATAAGGTATATAATCATTTTAAGATATATAGACCTTTAGCAGATAAATATACAAAGTGGCGTAATAACCTGACCGAAAACGATATTCAGGGATTTAAACAGTTACCTAAAACTGGTGATATACTCATTATAACAAAGAGTATGAAAGACATCATGTGTTTATACGAAATGGGTATTCCTGCGATAAGCCCATCATCAGAATCAACTTTTATACCTGACAAGGCATTAGAACAGCTTAAGAAGCGTTTTAAACGCATTATTATAATGTTTGATAGAGATGAAGCTGGTGTAAAATATCTTCGCAAAATGAGCCTTAAAACAGGCTTAGAAGGCCTATTAGTCCATAAAAAGTTTAAGGCTAAAGATATATCAGATGCTATTAAAGCAAATGATTTTGAAACTATAAAAAATTGGCTTTATGAAGAAATTTATTAAAAATATAGGTAAGATATTGTCTTACCCTGTCAAAATACTTTTCATTATGTACTGTATTCCTGCATTCTTAGTTGACTATATTGCTCAAGTACTTGCTGGAGAAGTAAAAGCTTGTCATGCAAAATGGAAGGCTGCATGGAGTATTATCAAATTTGTAATGGATAAAGCTATGAAAGGCGAACCTGTTACATTAAAAAGTACATTTGGAGCTTCTACTAAGAATGATTCTATAACTTATTGTAAGAGTGTAGTCTTATCATGATGTTATTTGTAAGAAGAAAAAGTACAAAGAAGCAAGGAAAAGTAAAAAACGCTACTCCAAATGAATATGACGGTATAAAGTTTAGAAGTAAACTTGAAACCTATACATATAAGAAGCTGAAAGAAGCAAAAATCAAGGCTGATTATGAAAAGCACAGATTCGAACTTCTTCCAGCTTTTACTTTTGGAGAAAAGAAATATCGTCCAATGACTTACCTACCTGATTTCGTAGGTGACGGATTTATTATCGAATGTAAAGGCTATCCTAATGAGGCATGGCCTTTACGTGAGAAACTATTTAACTACTACTTGTATAGACGTGAAATTGATGTAAAATTTTACATAGTTCATAATCAAAAACAAGTAGATGAGTTAATAAAACATTTGAAAGGATGTTAATTTTCTATACATTATTAGTATATAAACTAACAAAAAATTTGCAATATGAAAATATGTGCAATTAGTGATTTGCATGGTAACCTACCCACTATACCTGAGTGTGATGTACTATGTATAGCTGGTGATGTAGTAGAGTTAGTTGTTCAAAGAGACAGCGATGAATCAGATAAATGGTGGAGTGTTACTTTTGTAAACTGGGTAGATAAACTTCCTTGTAAGAAAGTAATAGTAGTACCTGGTAATCATGATATCTATATCGAACGACTATATGATAGTTTAGATAAAGATATTACACTTCAGCAATTCAAAGATAAGATATCTTTACTTACTAATGATAAGGTAGTATTTCTTATTGATGAATTATATGAATATAAAGGAGTAACATTCTATGGTACTCCATGGATAGCTCCTATACACTGGCAAACATGGGCATTTGAAGATACTAATCATGAATATGATAAGTATAAATGTCCATATGAGAATATACCTGAATGTGATATTCTAATCACACATGAGAATCCTAATTATAATGAGAAGCTTGAACATTACTGTTTCGGTAAGTATAAGCATCATTTCTTTGGGCATTGGCATAATGGTATATCCTATGGTCATCTTAATCAGTATAATTGCAGTATATTAACTGATAGTTATATTGAAAGGGAAAGACTTAAAATAGTAACAATAAACTTTGAAAAAGATGAATCTAATAAAGCAAGCAATTAACTATACTAAGGATGCTTGGAATAGCCTTAAACTTAGTACAAAGATTAATGATTTCTATGTTACAAAAAATACTGAACATAACTCTAATATATTGAGTTATGAAGAAGGTATATTTAACTGTCTTAAAGAAGGTAATATAGAAGGAGCATACAGATATTTTCAATTAATTGAGAATAGTAAGGATGCTAAAGAGAGACTTGAACGATTCAAACAGTATTTAGAAGAAGAACATGATAATTGATAAACCGTATTATGAAGATAACACGAGAATATCAAATTCTTCTATTGGTTGGTTTCTAAAGAAAGGTCCTTTGTATTTCCGTAATATGCTCGACGGTAAAGAAGAAGGATTAAAGTTACCACAATTAGAGAAGGGTACTATGATTCATGAATATATACTTCAACCAGATGAATTTTGGAAGGATTATATTATTTTAGATTATGAAGTACCTAAAGTAAAACAACAAAAAGATTTCTGTGAGAACTATGCAAACTCATTAGAGCTCATAGAAGACGATAAGAAGATTGCTGCATATAAATCTGCATATAGCAATTCAAAAAGCTCTGAAATCGTCTTAAAAGAAGCTACAGAGCTATGTACTCGTTATGCTGACTATATAGAAGCATTACGAAATGAAAAAGATAACAGAAAAGTAATTTCCTTTGCTGATTTGAATATGTTAAAGACAATTAAGTCTAACATTGATAATCATAAGAAAGCAAAAGAATTACTAACAGATATACCAGGAGTAGAATCTCATAATGAGTTTCATATTAACTGGACACTTCCTATTATGACTAATAGTCTTAAGATGGATGAAGATAAGATTTGGTATGCACCTTGCAAGTCTTTACTTGATAGATGTATATTCGATCATGTCAATAAGAAGATTATTCTTATTGACTTAAAGACTACTTCAGATGTTTATAACTTTAAGCATTCTGTAGAAGAATTTGGCTATTACAGACAAATAGCTTATTATTTATTAGCTATTACTTGGTATATGAGAGATCAAGATATTGATATTTCAGATTATGACTGTGAAGCCTATATAGTTGCTATTCAAACAAATGGTAGCTATGAAGTGAGAGTATTCGATATGTTTAATGAAACAGAGTTAGACTCTCAAAAAACTATCATTATCAATGCATTAACAGAACTTTCATACCATTATCGAACTAATAACTGGGAGCACACTCTTAGCTATTACGAGGGGGATGGTACTGAAAGGCTTGAATGATGTTAGCATTTATATAGTTCCGTTATTAGATGATAATCTTACATGGAATGATTTAACTGTAGAAAGCGGTTATATAAATGCATATACTACTGATAAAAATAGACCTTTTTTAGAAGAAAAGGTCTTTCTTTTATATGATAGTAGTGTTAATACTAAGGAATCTTTAGATAGATATAGAAAGTTTAAACAGTTAGACTCTTTATATAATACTAAATATATTACTATAAACAATAAGCATTATACTATTTATTGTTTAAGTAATCCTAAGTATAAAAAAGATATACATAATCTTCAATCAACTGGTAAAACTTATAATGTAAGTGCAGCATTAGAAATAAATAGATTTTGGGCAAACGTGCCTGTTCCAGAATTAGCACAGAGGTTATTTCTAAATACATATAGATTTGGTGAGTCTATAAATGCTGAATTGCCAGAAGAAGATTATTATAGTTATGAAGAGTATGATGAACTCTCATAACAAAATAGGCTGAGTAAATTAATACTCAGCCTTTCTTTTTTTACAGTTAATCTAGCGAATTGATAATTTAGATAGAAACTTTTTAGAAGTTCATTAACTAATTCTATAAATAGTTCCTTTTTGCTTTTGGATCTGTTGCTTCTATTATACTCTTAAATGGAGTAACCTTAATTATATTTTTAAGTATAACCGGCATTCCTTTATAAGGGCCTCTGTCTATTATAGTAAAAGGAGTTCTATCACCTACATATGAAGCAGGATTAAATAGATTAATAAAACTAGAAGCATTATCAAACCAATTGAAAGCTGCTGTAGGAGATTTAATTAATGAAATAAATTCAAATGGATTATACATAGTTCTAAATTCAAATGCTGAACGCATTGCTAAGTAAGTAATAGACTAAGTTAACCATGTATCATACTCATCATCTCCATCTACTATAGTAGCCATAGCAAGAGCTACAGTAGTAGAAGCTGCGATGAGTACTAATTCATTTAGAACTCTTCTAACAGCATACTATTCATAATCTTTTAAGTTATTATAGTCTGCTAATAATTGTGTCATAGCAAAATGTCTCTATCCTATAACATTTTTTAAGAATTTACCAGTAGACCTATAATATCCTTCTTCTTCTACTCCTAAATCAAGATTAAACTATTTTTTCTTAAATCTATCATGCAGTGCAGATATCATAAAGTTACGATGTAACACAATATAAGAAGCTATAGAGTTAGCATGTACTGCCGCTTTATCTATTTCTCGTAAAGTACCATCAATTCTCTAAGTAAGTATATTAATTCTATTTCTTACTTCATTCTATAGCTTATCATTAACATACTATTTATACTTATCCTATACTTTTATATTACCTTCTTTATCTTCTACAAATACATCATATAAAGTTATAGGCAATTGCTCAAATTTAGTACTATTAGAATTAAATTTATTAATATACTACTGTTTAGTCATAAAACCTTCTCCATCTACAAATCTATAACTGTGATATATACTAATAACTGTATGACTCTTAACAGTATAATCAGACTAAGTATAACCTGCAAACCAGAAATTTTGATTTATAGCTCTTAGTACCTAACTCTAGTCTAGTCTATCAAATATTTCTTTGTTATCCTTTACTACTTGATTTAGTTGTAACAAATAAGACAATTTACCTTTAGGTACTGGATTACCAATATTAGCCATCATATCTGGTAACTATCTAGCAAATTCATTAGAAGCAAATTTAAGGTCATTGGTATCAAAGAATCTACCCATTTTGGCTTCTAAAGTAGTATAGGTAGCATCAGTAAAGAAAGAAGTACCAATGGACCACAAGTTACCTGATAGATTTACTTTAGTAACAAATCCTCGTATTATGTCTAATGTTTTACCTATATTTATCTCTTTATCTAATATATTTACTGTAATAGGAGTTTTATTTCTACCATACATTATTCTATCAACTAATAGCTAAGCTTGTTTATATACATTAGCTGAACCTGCTGTTTTTAGTTCTTTCTTAGTTCTAATTTGAATATTCTTTAGAAGATTGAGTAATAATTCAACATCATCCTATTGTTCTACCATATTATTATAATTAGCAGCCATATTATAATAAGCTATTACAGATGCGACAGCGTCTGTTGATATTTCATTGGTATCTTCTAGCATATTTATAAATCTTGTAGGTATTACTTTAATAGGATCGCCATTAGGCATAGTAGTAAAATCATCTACATAATCAGTATCATCTACTCTAGTAACAGCTACATCATCAAATATGTATTTCAAAGCATTTAGTACGCTATCTTTTCTACCTAATACTTGCATAAATCTTGCAGGTATTTGAGGCATTCTACCATCATCACCAAATGTTAAGAATGATATATACTTATTAGCCTTATTGATAGTATCAGATAAATCGTCATATAATTTCTTTAATTCAGGTTTATCTACTATTTCTTTATATGCTTTAGTATTGTCATAATATTTCTTATTAGGCTATACAGTAGGACCAGCTGGATCCCAGTCCTTATTAAACCAATCTGATTGCCTATCTATAGTAGAGTATCTACTTATTGGAGCATACTCTGTATACTTTTCTAATAATTCATCTTTTGGTTTTAATTCTGTATAATACGAAGCTGGATGCATACGACCTCTACCATCCTCATAATGGTTATTATTAAACCAATCATTATAAGCTTCTGTGCCAGCTTCTCTAGCATTCTAGCTATCTTTATAGTACTGTTCTGTTGGAACTACTTCAGCAATATCACTAAATTTTTTCCCAGTATCAATCTATTCTGTCCAAGTATATAGATTAGCAATATCCTAATCTAATTTCAAAAGTTCCCTTTTCTCAGAGTCTGACATTAAATTAGAATCTATTTTACCAGTACGAGGATCTTTAAATAGCTATTGAAATTCTCTACGTTTCTTTATAGCTTCTTTGTATTCTTCAGATTGTTCTACTTTACCTAAACTATCTAACTCATCGTAGAATTCCTAAGTGTACTATTTCTTTAAATTTCTTGATTCCCATAACTATAGTTGAGTAGATCCTTCACCATACTTAGCTACTACTTTTGCTCTATCTCTATTATAGCTTTCTTTATCTGTTTTATACTTCACATGCTATTGAACTATTTCATTAAAGAAATGCAACTCATTAGCTATGATTAAATCATCCCCTGTTTTTATACTACCATCTAGATTATATCTATTAGATAGTAGAGCTTTTTGTCTACGTAAACTAATTAATGAATTATATTCAGATTCTGATAATAAGTTATCATATTCTACTCCATCTACTGTAATAGGATCTACTATAGTATTAATATAGTTATTAATCTCATTTATAGCATCCCTAGTTTTCATAGAAAGCATTTTATTTCTAGTTGAATAATACTCTGGCTTATACTTTCTATTAGCTCTATCAGAGTAGAATTTATTAACTCCATCAAACCATTTTCTTTGAATATCTTCATCATCAGGCATTATGTATTGGTCATGCTCATCTTTTTGTATTCCTAATTTACTAGATAAATTATTTAGATATTCCTTCTAATCTCTTTTGAATTGCCCTTTATTGATAGGAGTAACCTTTAATCCAGTATATGTGCCGTCGTCATATTTCTCATATAGTAATTTTTGAACGTCATTACCGTATTTCTCTTTTACTTTATTCAGCTACTTAACTAATTCAGTACCTACCTACAATGTTTCTCTATCTGTCTTATTGACAGTATTCTATAACATATTAGCTATAGTTTGCAATACCATATTATCGCTATTAGTAGCCATACCAAACCAATTCATAAATACACTAGTATCATGTTTTGGATCATCAAGCCAAGCTATAGTCTTATCTATATAGTCTTGTGGTACAGCTCTAGATTGTAAATATTCTTGTAAGAATTGATAACCTTTTTCTTTAAGAATATTAGTAAATCTATTATTAATTACTGTTAATTGCTATACTATATCTGCTATATTCTACTTTATAGTAGCATAATCAGGTAATTCTTTAAATATATCAGTAGTATCTACTGCATATTGAATTTGATCAATAAGAGGTTTGTAAAATCCTAAGTAGTCATTAGACAACTATCTAATTTGTTTAGCATTAATCTATTCTATTGGCTTAGATAAGAACTTTATACTATCACCTATGGTATCATTAACATGTTGAACAAATTGTAATATTCCTTGTTCTGTTTCAGACCTAGATAATTGAGATATTACTGTAGATATTTGATTCCATACTTTAGGATTTTTTACATTATAATGTTTAATTGCGTTTAATCTATCTTTTAATCCTTTTTGTATTTTATCATATAATTTGTCTATCTACTTCTATTGATTGTTATCTAACTTGTTAAATTCTTTTCCTGTGTACGTTTCTTTAAATTCATTAATACTGTATATACTTATTTCACCCTAGTTTACTTTATTTAACAAATTTATAGTATACGTCTACAATTCTAATAAATCTTTTGGTAATCTGTTATTATTTTTACCAAAGAACTCTTTAATTACACCAGATATCGCTTCCCATATACGTTGAAATAAGTTTTTGTCGTGTTTCTCTAATTCACTTCTAAAAGATGAATTGGATAGAAATTCATTTAGAAATTCATCACTCCTATCGTCATCCCCTAATCCATACCATTCACTACCTAATTTTTGCTTATATTTTTCTTGTAAAGTATCTAATGTAGTTTTGAATTCAGGGTTATTTTCATATTCTTTCATTAAGTATATATGTAGCATCTCGTGTGCAACGTCTTCAGCACTCTGTTGTGTAGTTGATGATTTAATAATATCTGTATACAAATATAACGCAGCTCCAGATGACGCTCTTACTCCTCCTTCTTTACGACCTTCACGGATAATAAATGGTCTATTGGCTTTGTTTAATTTCTTAAGAAGTTCTTTAGTTTGAGATTTTACATCATTGTGATTAATAAAGAAGTTTACTACATCCACAGTATCCGCAAATTCTCCTAACTATTCCAATAAAGTATTAGAAGAACCCTATTTAACTTCATTTCTTTTATTGTAAGCTTCAATTAACAGCTCACCATTTTCATCTACTTGTTTAGATAATTCATCTGATAATTGTGTTTTAAAAGCTTCTGTAAAGGTTTCAGCCTTTGCTAGGATAGCTTGTTCACGATTATTATCAAACTAGCTTAAAAGGTCTGAAAATAGTTTAGAATCTTCTCCATTAGAAGCTTTATCTAATCCATTGCCTTTATTCTAATCCCAAAGGTAGTAGGCTTTATTTTCGCCTACTACCTCTACTAACTCCTTCCATTCGGGAAGATTTTTATTTGGACAATATTTATTCATATTATAAATTACATATAAATTTGTTAATCAAACCTTCCACTTCTTCTGGAGTAGTTGGATTTTCTTTACGTAACAATTGAGTAAATTCTTCCATTTTATCATCTATACTAGATGCTAAATCTGTATTATCTTTGCTTAATTCGGTCAGGTATTCCTTCATCTTATACAAAAGATCAGCCTCTAACTAAAGAAGATTTTTAGAGTCTTCTTTACTTTCTTCAGCTTCGCTAAGTACTACACCTTGTTCATTATCATCTTTATCATCCTGATCCCATTCAAATTTCATATCCTATTGCTCTTTAGCATAATTCATATTCTAATATGGAGGAAGATCTGTAATCAAATGAATATCAGAATTCTACCAGTTAGGTTTGCTATAATCATCTGCCATATCAGCTAATGCTTCCTGATTTTGTAAAGCTTCAGTGTAATCCCATACACTTTCTTTATTAAAATCAAATTGAGATTCTTTACCGTATTCTACTACAGTATGCCCTCTGTATTTGTATCCTTTCTTAGATACTAATCCATAGATAGGTATATAATTTAAACGTCTGGTTTCTGGATCAGCTGCTTGTTTATAACCTATAAGAGAGTATACATGATAATTAGCTGGAGTACGCCCTAAGCCATCATTTATCTTAATATACGGGTAGAATATAGGGAATTTACCTTCTATTAGTTTACCTTTATCATTAACATAAGTCATTGATAACCAATTACTAGGTCTAATAGCAGGTCTATCTGTTTTATCCTACCTTTCTCCTAATATGATATTAGGAACTACAGACTAATCATTTAACGATATAGAGTATAATTTGACTCCTTTATTGTTATACAGATCTACTGGTCTTACTAGCTTATCATTTTGCCAGTTATTTAAGAATAAGTCATCTCTTACTATAGATTGATCAACTCCATTAGATAATTCATCTAATTTAGTCTATATATAGTCAGTATAACCCATTGATATTTTATAACTATTTGGAACATATTGGAAGAATGAGTTCATAGTAGGATTATCCCCTGAAGTAAGGAACGCATATACTACTAAATCTTTAAATAATTGGCTTACTCTAGGTTCTGGGTCATCTATTAATTCTCTCCAGTAGTTTATCAAGTTATTAGCTTGTGATTGATCAGCATCAAGTAAAGATGAAGTATCAATGAAATCTAAACCATTATAATCTATATTGGGTATCAAATAATTTATAAAGTCATTACTTATAGTACCGTCATTATTTAAAAATCTACTTAGTTTGGGATTACCTTTTAGTATTTCATATTTAAAGTTATTGATACGTTTTGCCATTGACATTTTTCCAGTAAACATACTGTGAATATCAATACCATTTTGGTATATAAACTGGTTAAAAAACCCGCTCTTAATTTGAGCTTCCATTCCTGAAATAAGAGCATTAAGTAGTTTAGAATCAGCATTATTCTTTCTACCAAGTAATGATAACATTATGTCTTTCTTACTTAAGAAAGTATCAGTGTTTCTAAGTAATAAGTTCTTGAATATAGAAGTACCAAACGGAATACTGTTTTCTGTCTTTTTAGCAATAAAAGTTTCATTATAGAAACGTTCAATTTCACCATCTGCAAAATTAGCATCCTCTGTCATTGCCCACATACCATTATAGTATGTTTGTTGTTCAGCAAATGTCTTACCAGTTTTCTTAGTATCTACTTTAGAATACTTAACCAAATTAGCCAATGAATCAGCATATGGTTTTAATGCTTTCCAAGCATAATATATACGAACCTATTCTTCGTTAAAGTTACTTATTTCTTCTTTATTTAGCTTGAGTAACTCTCTTGTTCTAGATGTGTATTCACCATTTTCTTTCTGATATGTACTAAACAAGTCTTGATATTCGTTAGCTCTTGAATTTTCATTGCCGTTTATAAACTCATATTTTTTCCTATACTTCTTAGTAGGATCATATTTATCAAGTACTGATTCAATTGCTTCATTTTCCAACTGAGTAGGAGTCTTAGTTCTATCTATACCATACTTACCTTTAGTCTTTATTACAGCTTCTGCCATCTCTTTAAGAATAGGCTGAGCAACAAAGTAGAATGTCTACTTACCTTTACCAGTACGTAATAAGAAAGAAACCATGTTGTATGTCCATGAATTAACATTCAATCTTACAATATACGGGTCTTTGGCAATATCTACGAAACCGTTAATCATAGCAGATAGCCAGTCAAGTATTCTACCACCTTTTTTCATACCTGCTACAGGAGTATCGTATATTCCACCTATATTCCATATATCTAGAGTACTAGTGAACTCATTTCTAACCATACTAAGTTTAGTAAGCTGAGTAAGGATATGATGAGCATTATTCAATGCAAAAGGCCCAATACCTGCTTTACCACCAGTATATTCGGCTTTTCTAGCTTCTTGATAAGTAGGAGAGTACACTTCAAACGGAGTAGGATGATAGCTACTAGGTCCTTCAATATCTCTAAGTACTTCCTTAACATTCTCTGTAGCATTATCAATAGATAACTTAAGTGAATTAGTATTATCTTTAGTAAGTAACACTTTCATATAAGCATCAAGCATTTCATTCTTTATAGAACTACGTACGTCTTCATATTTAAGAGCATTACCTTTAGTAATTTTAACTCCTTTATTGTTATAACTAAATCTAGCTACATACAATTTATCAATATCGAAGTCAGAACCAGTAAGCTTAGTAAAGTCTTCAGGGAGCATAATAGTATCACCCATTATTTCAGGGAATACATCTACAAAACGTAATGGAGATATAGACGCAATAGACTGAGTAGGAATACGATAACCAATAGCGTTAGCTGTAGCTTTATCACCAATAATTTCATTGTCAATAAGCCATTGCCTAGCTTCTCTATATGTTAAGTTTTCATAATTAGGTATAAAATACTTAAACAAGTTTATACTTACTACTGAATCCATAGATCCTTCTTCATTAATAGACTTGAGTACTCTACCGTCATTTATCATATTGGGTGTTATTACTTTAGTAGAAGTAGCTTCTAGACCTAAAGTAGATCTTTGAATAAAGGCTCCACCTGGTATATGAACATCAATAACTTGTTTGTTGATCATAGAAATAAATCTACTTTCCAACCACTTGTTATCAGATAGAGAAGATAGAGGAATTATAAACTTGTTATTAGCTGTTTTAAGACCAGATAATACGTTGTCATTAGCATCCGATTCTCTAGCATCATCTTCTAGCATTTTAGCTAGTTTAGGTATATTAACACTACCATCTTTGTTAAATAATTCATCTTCTAAGTCTTTAACACCTATATCAGATAATTTATTCAAAGCATTCATAATAGTATCCTTAATTTGTCTACCAGTTACCTGTTGACCTTCAATACCATATAAATCATCCATACGTAGATTAGATAGATTTACTTTCATAAACTGAGTACCAGCCATCTATTCTTCGTGAGTATGAGGATTAGTCTCTAATTGTTGTCTTAAGTACTTAAACTTCTGAGTATAAGTAACTAAGTTATTAAAGTCATTTAGAGTATTTCCTTCTTCGTTAATTAACTCATCAGTAACTTTAGCACTAAGAACAGTTTGACCATCTCTTAGTTCTATTTCACTATCTTTAGCTACTCTATAGAACTTCATAGGAGATCTAGAACCAGCTTTAACAGCAGAGTCAAATAGAACCATATCTACTGGTTTACTTGGGTCTACCATCCTGTCATACAATGCTTTAATGTCACCTGTAGCTATACTCTTGAATAATGGGAATAGAGCCATCTTATTAAAATAAGGTATACCTAATCCCGGTATTTCATTGAATCTAGTACCGAATGCCATATACTTCATAGCATTTAGAATAACCTTATTAGCTTCTGCATACAGTTTAGGATCTGAATCCCATAGATTAGCTGTATCTTCATTAGTAAGAATTTCAAATGCTTTCTTTATTTCAGGAGACCATACCCCACGCATTCTAAGTAGATCTCTAGTCATATTAGGGCTAATATATACAGCAGCATCTGCTACATTTATTCCTCCTTTATAACCTTCTACTTCTGCTTTAGCGGCTTGTTTAGCTATCTTGACTGATTCAGGATAGATCTTTTCAATTTCTTGAATACTTAAATCTTTTACCTGATTCCAAGCATCTTCACCTTCTAATTCTTGAATAGTTTCCTTAATATTACCTCTAGTAAATAATCCTTCATAAATGTAGTATTGCTTGTCCATTATTTCATGGTCTTTTAATTCAGCAACTACATATTCATCTCTAATAGGATCATTAAAGAAATCTAGTCTGTTATTCAAACCAGTAGAAGTAAGAGAACCAAGACGTTTGATTTTATCAATAGATACATCTACAGGACCATATTGATCATACTTTACTTTATAGTAAGCAGGAGCTCCACTGAATAACTTTTCTACTTCATTAATAGATATTATACTATTAATTGTATAATCAGCTAACATGTCAAATATAGCGTATCCTTCAGCATTAGTTGGATCAAGTTGACTATAAAATGCCTTTCTATTGTTCAATTCAACATCATCAAGCAGCTTATTACGCAAACTCCAAATATCATTATTTTCATTGCCTTCAATCAAGCCTAACTCTTTAGCTGTAGCTATCTCCTGTTTAACACGTTCATTGATCAAAGAGCTTAAAAATGCTTTCTGCGTATCTTTAGATAAGTTAAAGAAGTAATCTTTAGCTGTCTAAAGATTTTCTTTAGCTGATTTCATAGGATCATTGAAGCTAACAAAGCCTTTAGATGTTCTGATACCGGTTAACAATAAGAATCTAGCGCCATTTCCTTCTAATTTCTTAGTATGCTTCTTACCATTCTTATCCTTCCAACTTACTTTATTTGGCGTATGGAAATTCTTTATTCTTCTGGTAGGTTCTAACCAATCATTATTGATAGTACCATCTTCATTGTAATGCAATCCTGTTTTCTCATCATAATGAGTTGGATCATCATCTATCTGTCTTAAACACAGTTCTATTTGATTCAATTCATCATAACAATATCCCAGTAAAGTGTCCATACTTTGTTCCCCGTATTGGATATAAGCACCTTGAGGAGTGGTATTGAACTTTATTCTTTCATGAGGCAACTTAATTCCTCTAATGAAATGGTATGTCTTTTTATCTGCTACTGTAGGGAATATTATTCTATCATTAAATACAGCTACCATTTTAGCAATATAATCTTCTCTATCAGTAATACCAAAGTAATCTCTACCTACATCTTGTGATGTGGTATCTTTGAAGTTTATTAGAGTTTCTATAGATAGATCTTTATTACCTCTTTTAACTGCATTTAGAATAATAGAATTACCATTGTATACTACAGCATTTAGATTATCAAAAGTATCCTTATCATTTACTATTTCATTAAGTCTGTCTTTTGCAAAGTTATTCTAAGATACCATGTAATAGCTATTACCATCTGGACCATAGCTACTTAGACTCTTATCTGTAGCATGTTGATAAGCATAGTAATTTGCTATTTCCTTAACAAAACCTTGTGTATTCCATACCTAAGTAGGTTGTATCACTCCTTCTGGGCTCTCTATATCTTTGATAGTGTTGTCTTTATTAATAGAGTTTTTGATACTATCTAATGTTTCTATTAATCTAGGAATACCACCAAATTTAATTCTATTTACTAAGAAAGAGTTTAGCAATGTATATTGGTCTGATCTAGGATTACCATAATCTCCAGACATTAACATTCTATTAAGCGTTGGCTTATCTATACCTACACCTACAGAATTTAACATACGAACAATTACATCCTTTAGATACTCTTGGTTAGCTGCTATATGCAAATCTACATTGTTATCACCTACTTTTAATATACCTTTATTGTTGGTAAAAGCATTTCTAATTCTATTAAAATTGTCTATTATAACTCGTAAGGTTTGTTTAGCATTATCTGTAGCAACAATAGCACCTGTTTCATTATATCTATATATGCCAGCATTATTAAAGAAGTACTGCGACCATACTTTAGGATAGTTAGCTGCTTTTACATCTACTGTATTGTCTTTTAATTCCATCTTCGTAAGGCCAGTATCTGCATCTTCACTAATCTTTACTGTTATATAGTTATTAATGTCAGAAGTAATTACAGTTTCTATCTTAGTAAGCACAGCTTCAGCTTGTGTAGCTACATTTACATCTTCACTCAAAGAGTTCTTTACCAGAGTAGTTAGTCTAAGCAATAATGCTTGATAGAATGTATTACCATTCTTAGCAAAGAATTGCACTCTATCAATAATATTAGATATAGTTCTGCACCCAGATAAATCTTTCAATATGTTTGTCCAAGCTATATTTGGATCTACAAAACTAGGAAAATGAGTATATTCATCAAACTTAGTTTGCGGAGTACCATCTTTCCCTATTTCATATACAGGTATAGTTTGAAAGAAGAACTTTACTTCAGCAGGAGCATTATCTCTAATAGAGATGTTCATACCCTCTATTGTATGCTGGCCTATGTTTACTCCTTCGGCTCCTTCTTCTATATTAGCTAAAGTATCACTTTCATTTCTATCTATTGATCTAATTCCTAATTGCTTTAGTTTAGTAGTAAGCATAGGAAGTATAATAGAGTCAAATTTGTCTACTACTTCATTGATTATATCAGATGGATACTTGTAAGCTTGAGCTTGAAGTATAAGTTTAAGTCTATCAAATTTAGGAGCTTCCTTAGATAAGTCAGAGTAATTAATAGTCTTACCATCTGCAAATGATACTTGGAAGAAAGCATAAGTTAAACTATTTATAATGTCATTTAATTGTTTAACTGTCTGAATATGTTTAAATTTATATCCAGATACTTCCATATTAGCTCCATCACCTTTGTATATTTCTCTGAATCTATCTACATTTTCAGCATTAGGTTTCAAACCATAATACTTACCTCTATTGATCGCTGAGTATACTTTAGCTAATCCATATTGACCAGTTCTAATCCACAATTTGATAAAGTCGTATATTCTTCTAAACCAATTCTTAGTATCAAATCTATAATTACCTGATTCAGTTAACATAAAGTCTTTAAACTGATCAGCTAATTTTTCATCAATCTGTTTATCATTTAGACCTTGTTCTCTATACTTCTTATATATCTTATCTCTGTGTTTAGGATCAATTAATAACTGTGATACTCTGTGCCATGCTTCATGATATTGAACACCTTCTGGAGCCTACTCCGAGATCTTTATGGAGTCCTCTGTTACTCTACCTACTACTAAATTACCAGCTTCTGTAACATCTATTATGGATGATACTATTTCAGGAGTAATGCCCAAAGTAGACTATATCCATTCTTTAGTCTATTTTGGATCCATTTTATCCTCCTCATTAATAGCTAGTTTAGATACTTCTTCTTCAGATACTTCCATATTAGGACCTTTTCTACCTTTACCGTCCAATATAGAAAATATTTCATCCAAATCAATAGTAGTCTATTTGCCAGTTTCATCAGGTAGGGTAATACTGCCCATTTTAGTTTCTTCTTGAACTTTTTGTTGTGATTGCTCTACTTTACTTTCTGCATTTTTATCCACTAACATAACATCATCAATGTATATGTTAGCATCTTGCATAGTATCTGCTATATCAGTAAGTAAAATACCTTGCTTTATGTACCAACCAAGTACACTGATGCCATTAGGATAGCTAGAGTCTACCTATTTGTTGCCTTTACTATCTTTAATAATACCGAAATCTTTGTTAGTAAATTCTAAAACATTGGGTATTAGAGTAATCTTATCTACATTATTGTTCTTCAAGAATAAAGCTAAAGGATACAACTTAGGATCTTTTACTTGAGATTGTAAATCTCCTCCCAAATAATTAGAGCTTAGACCATTTTCATCTATATTCCAATGGAAATTATCCATTATGTATTTTTTCAATCTTTCTCTAATCTCAGGTACTGTATTTATATCATTTAAGTTGTATACCTATTGACCTACTACTAACTGATTATCCTCTGCTAAATAGAATTGTTTGTTCATTCTAGCTCTTACTTGTTCAGGAGATAATCTAGTATCATTAGGATTAGTGGCTGTTTGAGGGCCAAAGTTCACTAAGAACTGTAATACATTCTGTGGAGTAACGTTAGTAACAACTCCATTTTTATCAGTATAGAATTGATCCTTAGAAGTAACTAAATCAATAATTAAATCTGCTACTTCAGGTTTATCTTTAAAGTTATCGTAATTAAGAACAACTCCTATCTATGATGTACTACCATCATCTCTAGAAGTCTTAATCATCCATACTGGCTTACCCATAGGGAAACCCTTAGCTGATATTACTTGGTTTTTAAATCTGATTACACTACCACCTAAACTACCTGTAGTAATGCCTACTTGAGTATTTTCAGGATTAATCTAGTACGGGTCTTTAATGGTTAACCAAGAAGAATCTGTAAGTTTTCTATTTTTAGGACTATCATCTTCATTCTTAAGATTTACAATCTTACCATTTGTTTTTCTAATGGTAGTAGGAACTATTTCTAAGTTAGGATTAGACTATACTTGTTTATTCAACTCTAGTACTTTATTACGTAAAGCACTGAGATTATTTACAATTAACTATTGATCATTAAATGGTAATCTATTGAAAGCTCTATTTCCTCTAGCATACAGTCCTTCTACAGTTTTAATGCTAGCTATATATTCTTTACCTTTATAGTTAAATAAAGCATATATAGCGTCTGTAGTAGTACCGTCATCTTTAGTATAAGGTCTTACTACTATACGTACTCCGTTCTTAGTTACTTCTTTGATAAAGTCAGGTTGTCCAGATACCTCAGAGAATTCTTCATTATTCAGATACTGCTCCATACCTTGGAATTTCTTAGGTACTCTAATCCATTGTCCTTGCTCATTCTGCTTAGAATCAGTAAGTCTGTAGTTCAATTCGTGAGAATATGGATCTAATCTAGAGTCATAAGTTAACTCTTCTAATTGTCTGGGTTCAGTTTCTGTATCCTCTGTAACTTGTTGCTCCTTAATAACCTAATTAGGAGTTTCTAAAGCTTGCTTAGCTTCATCACCAAGCCATCCGCCAAGTATGTCGCTAAGAGTTGGTACGTCCTCTATAGTTAATGGTTCTGTCTTAGGAGCTTCTTCAACAGGAGATACAGGAGTGGGAGTTTCGCTAGGAACAGTAATAGGCTTTTGAACTTCTTTCTCTTTATTCTATATGTTCTGTTGTTCTCTCTAAGCTATTCCTTCTCTTGCTTCTTGGGCTAGAAGTTTCAACTCTTCAGCTCTAGCTTTTTCTTTACCTTGTAAGTTCTGCGATATTTTCCATTCACCAGAACTTATAAAGTCAGAATATGCTGTTTTAAGCAATTTTTCATCTATCTGTTCTGTTTCTGTTTCCTAAATAGGAGTGCTAGTAGGAGTAGATACTTCTGCTATAGGTTCTTCTACTGTTTTTGTTTCATCAGAAACAGGAACAGAAGTAGTAATAGGTTCTGGAGTAACTTCTTCTCCTTCTTCAACCACCTTCTCTTGTGTTCTACCAGAGTATAAGTCTTCTATATCTTGTACAAAATCATCTTCTTTGGCTTCAGAGTCTTTCCATTTATTAATCTTAGCCATTATAGATTTCTTATCATCTGAAGACATTAGATTGTTCTCTTCACGAGCTCTAGCTTGATCCAAAGAAGTCAATATAACTTGTTCTTGAGCATCAGCTAAATCCTGATGTATAGAGGGAACTTGAAAGTCAGTTTCAGTTAAATCAAACTGATTTAATACCTTTTTGAGTTCAGTATAGCTATTGAATAAAGACTCTCTATCTGTATTCAATAGGTTTCTAAAGTGTATAACATCGGCTTTAGATGTACGTAAATTGGTATTTTTTTCAAGTTCGTTAAGTTTAGTACTATTTTGCTTATAGTCGCTTATTAGTTGATCATAAACTGATAATTCAGAGTACAGAGATGTAGCATTTCTTATATCTTCTACACTTATCTGTGAGCGTTGTTCATCAGATAGTTTAGCTATTACTCTTTCAATTTGCTTATTTACCTCTTCTCCGTTTAATATACTCTACAGTTTGTTATTTGCTGTTGCAAAATTTTTATCAGATTCTTCAACTAGTTTGTCATAATGATCCTTTAGTGCAATAAGTATATTATAATCATCAGTATTTGGTTCTATACCCAATGCTTCAGCTTGTTTTAATGCAGATTCAGATGTAGCTATGTTTCTTACTCTGTTAGCATTATTTCTTTCAGTCTCTATATCTTCTTGAGTAAGACCGTCAATGTTGGCAGATTGAAGATTATCAAATGATTGCATTAAGTTATTCCACTTATTATTTGCAGCCATTTCTGCATATACTATGTCTTTTCTTACTCTATCCTTTTGATCTAGTTTTTCAGCATATAAAGCTGATAATAGTTTATCTGCTTGTAATTGGTCTCTAGTTTGTAAGTAAGAAGTAGCAGCACCTATCCCACCAGTCATTAGACCACCAAGCAATGCCCCACCTTTAAAGTTTTCCATAAATTCTGCATCGTCTGAATATACAGAATCCCAAGGGGTAATTGCTGCAAATATAGATCTTGCTCCAGATCCTATGTTCTTAATAAAACTCTTTGCCAAATTAGGATTTTCTTCAAAGTGTCTGTCAATGTAGTCCTGACCTTTCATATATTGAGTGCCTTCTTGTGCACCTTCCATAGCAGAAGATATAAGAATTCTACCTCCTAAATCCAATACGGCTTTACGTTTAGTTATTTTAGGAAGTTTATCTACACTATTTATACCAAAGCTAGCTACATCATCTATACGCTTTGCAAATTCTCCTTTTAAGAAGCCTTTACCTTTATCATACTTTTCAGCTATAGTTTTTAAACCGCGTACACTTTTAGCCATTTTACCCAATGGTACAACTTCCAGCATAGTCTGTGTAGCATCCCAAGCAGACAAAGCCATATTATCAGTATAAAGAGACTTCATACCTTCAAAATTGTTAAGCCGAATTTTATCGAACTTAACGTTGTTTACTTTTACTTGATTAGTAAGTAATTGATCGTATACGTAATCATCATTATCTATCTATTCTTGAGTATAAGAACCCATTCTTTGCATTTCTGCTTTGGCATCCTTTAATAACTATTTAGAAATACCACTTTTATCAATTTGATTAAGTACTGATGTCTTATAATTACTATATACTTCTCCTTTGGATTCCCTTTCTCTACTGAATAGATTGCCTACTATTGTTGCTCCTGCTCCAACGGTCATACCTACAGCTGTACCTATAGGACCAAAACTAGAACCTATATATATTGCTGCATAAGTAGTACCAGTAGTAAGTATATCATTAGTAATAGTAGCGGCAGATGAGCCCATTAATCCTGGTATCTTAAACAAATATGTATCTATATCAGTAAGATCCATACCAGGTTGTTGTGATTTTCTACGATAATAATCAGAAGTTAACTTACTGTTGTACTCATCAGCATTATTCTGTGCAATATCTGCCTAAACTAAAGCTTGACTCTTCCTAGCATATAAAGTATTAGGATCTGAATAAGATCCTGTAGCTTTATCTATCTGTTCTGTTGTCTGACGATCTATTTCACTTAAAGCTGAATTCCAATTTCCGTTAATGAAATCGGTTTTCAGCTTTGTATTTAAAGAAGAGTCATTCAACTTATCATTTAATATGTTATTGTAAGCTTCTTTATTATTTAGAATAGTATCAGACAGCAACTTTACCTACTGTTTTAAATCTTTATTAGTAGGATCTTGTCTTAATTGAGGAAGTATAGTGTTAATATCACGTACAGCTTGGATATAGTTTTTGGCATTTAGAATTGTGTTATAATCCTAATCTGCCATTACATAATCACCTAATGCACTATATCTAATAGCTTTATTTCTTTTAAGGTTCCAATCATTAAATGCATTAGATACCCAATCTGTAACTCCAAAATCATCAGGAGCACCCTCATAACGAGGGTTCTCCATAGTATGGAAATATTCTTCTACGTTAGCTTTTGGAGCCTAATAAGCATCGTACAAAGCTGTTCTCTATCTTATACTATCTGTTAATGATGTATCGTATACTTTTCTTTTCATATTATCTTATACTTCCTAATGTTTGTAATGCTGAAGTTCCATATTCATCTTTAGCTTGGGATGTACCACCTATACCTGTAGGTGAACCACCTTGCCATCTTTGATTTACTCTTTGCCAGAATTCTGGAGCATTGTTAGTACTTGGTAATGCTTTGAATATATCCATCTCAAAATATTCATGACCATCTTCTCCAACTACTTCTGTAACTTCTGAAGCTTTATATAAGTCTTTTAATGCAGTTCTGGTACTCTGTCTACCAAACGGAGCTACTAAGTTATCTGCAAATCCTTGTGTTAAACCTTTATCGCTCCAAAGACCTGTACCTAACGCTTGTTCTATTCTTTCTTTAGGTATTCTTATTTTACCAGATAATGCAAATGTTCCAGGTCCTACTTTAACCATTTTGCCTTCAGGTAAGAACTGTACATCAGATAAATTACCTGATTCAAGTACTTCCTTTAATGGGAAGCTTGTGTCTCTACCAAAACCAGCCACTCTTTCTGCTTTTCTAGGGGTAGTTTCAGAAGCAATTTGGAATACTGTTTCTGGTAATAAGAATCCTCTAGAATCATTAAACTGATATACATTCTTTGTGGTTCCATTTTCATCTTTTATTTCTTGTTGTGAACCACCTATACCAGTTAATAAATCGTCACTCTCAAGTAAGCTAACATTACCTTTAATCATATCTAGAGCAGAATTTACTCCTTTTAAATATCCTTGTTTAGAATATTCTTTGTTACCGCTTACTGATATAGGAGAGAAACCAGATGTCTTTTGGAATTCATCTCTAAGTATATGCTTGTTAGCTAAGCCTATCATTTGAGCTTGTAATCTATCAGCTGCATCTGACGCACTTCTAGCTACTATCAAATCATTATCATTACCTGTAGCTCTATAAGCATTAGAATACTGCATTGCAGCCTGATTAAGTTGCATATATGAGCTCATCATATTATCAATATTCTGAACTCCTTTCTTAGCATCTTGAGCTATTTTAGTATTTGGATATTTACTTATCAATCCTTCTATATAGTTTCTATATTGATCAAATCTAGAACCAATTCTAGATTGTACACTTCTAGTAATAGATTCATTTAAGAAGTCTAATCTAGTTGGATTAGGTCTAATTATCTCATCTCTACCAGTCCTACTCGCAGCAGCTTTAGCCTACACTAGCCACAACGGATCAACTGTTAATTGAGGTCTTCTAGTTCTATCTATCTAGGAAGAAGCAATCATATCTATAAATTGTTGTCTAGCTGCATCTGCATCTCCACCAGTATTTTTAAGCATCTATTGGTAATATTTCTGTCCTTGGGGAGTATTAATGAGATCATTATAATGAGCGTTAGCCACAGCGTATAGGTCATCCATGTTATTACCAGTTACTTGGTATTTAACTCCATCTTTCCATTGTACACCTAAACTACCAGGTTTTAAATTATCAAAGTAAGGATTACTTAACTGATTAGCGGTCATGAATTTCACAGGACTAATATCTTCAAATACTTTCTTAGTTCCTAATGTGTCATAGTTAGCTATATCAGATTCATCCCAATCTTCGTTATACAGCCCTTCTGCTTTCATCTTAGCCCTGGTCTATAACCCTAATCTAATATTATCAGCACTTTCCTTAAGTAAGGACAAAGATGAATAATCGGTACTATTAATTAAAGACTGTAGATTAGCTCTAAAGGAGGCGTCTTTCATAGCATCAGGATTCTGGGCTATCTAGCTAATGGCATCCTGTACATCCTTTCTATTAATAGTTAAATTATACCAGTTCTGTGTATCTACAGCAGATGGGGAACGAAATTCCCCAAACTTCTGTAATGCTGTACTAAATTGTTTAGCTGCTTCATCTACTGCTGCTTTCTATGTAGCTCCTATTCTGTATAGTTCCCCAAAGTTAATAGGAACGTATGTGTTTAATATAGGGGCTTCAGCAGCCTAATCATATCTATTAGCTGTCATTATCTATTTCCTCCCTTATTTAACCATTTTTTAAATTGACTCATATCAGCAGAAGTAAAACCAGCTTGCAAAAATGGATCGTATAATTTAAGCATAGCATTATCTCTACTTCTTTGATTGCTCATTAATTCTCTATTTTGAGCCCACTGACTTAATTGACCTAAACCAGTTCTGCGAATATTTCTAGCAGTAGCTCTATTACGAGCATTAAGTTCAGATGCTAAGTTAGTAGCTTGAACCCACTGCTGTCCTAAGTTATTCATTGCGTTGGCATATTCCGCTTTATATTGATTATTTGCATTACTTTCAGCAGCTCTAGCAGCAGCAATAGCCTTATTGGTAGCAATTGCATTCTGTAATCTAAACGCCATATCTTGACCAGTATTAGTTCTTTGTTGACTAGCTGCATAATTAGCTACATTTCTATTAGTTTCTATGTCTCTGAGTAGTGGATCAATATTGTATCTACGTCTACCCATAGTGTTAGTAATAGCTGTAGCATACGGGTTGTAATTAGCAGGTACTGCTTCTGGACTACTAGTAAACAGATTAGACATTATAGGAGCTAAAGAAGTCGCTCCACTAATCAAACTGCTTAGCCCTTCTAATATTACAGGTTCCTCTTGTGGAGCAGTAATTACAGGTTGTACTGTTGCACCCGTTATAGTTCTAGTTCTAATATCTTCTGGAGTAGCATCTATGTCAAAACTTTCATCTATAGTATCCAGATTAGGTATTATCTCTGGAGCAGTAACTTTAGCAGTTTTAGGTATTACTCTAGAAGTATAGTTAGTAGTGGTTACTTTAGGAGATGCTTTTCTAGTAGCATTATCTATTTCTGATACTCTACCGTAATTATCCCAAGGAGCAGTAACGTCACCTTTCATGCCCCAAGTATCTCTAACTCTTGGTGTAGGGGCACTGACACCCATACTGATTTCACCAGCAAATCTAGGATCTATCATAAAACCAGCAGCATTATATCCAGCTGGAGTATTATCACCTCCTCTAGCAAAACTTTCTAGTTCTTTAGTTTTATTCTTAATGCCTTTCTTAGCTTTAATACTTTCCTGCATAGCAAATAATTTGTCATGCATTAATTTGTTATTCATCTCGTTAAGCATATCTGCATTCTAAGCGTATATGTCTTTTCCTTTACTTTTCTTTCTAGTCATTACTTTATCACCTAATTCTGCAAAGGTTTTATTTGTACCAGGTACTTTCAAAGTATTACTTAATATTCTACTTCCTTCTGGTAAGTTTACTAAATTACTATCTGTAGGTTGTCCTTGTTCAGGCACTTTACTTACCGTACCATCTGGGGTCTGTATTAGTTCTCCATCATCTACATAAGCCAATGATGAAGGAACTTTACCACCGTATTCAAATACATCAGTATCAAACTCTGTGTTATCTTCATTAAACTCATTAGCTAATCTTTCTGTACCAGCTACAGCTTCTCTATTTTGAAATGCGTTCAATCTTATAGCAGCTCTACGTCTTCTAAGTTTCTTATTTCTAAATGCACCTCTTAAGCCAGTACCCAGAGTACCTTCATCAAAGTCAGTAAATGAGGTCATTTCTGCTGCCTTTCCTTTTTTACCTATGAGACCAGCAGCTGCACCAGCTATACCACCTACTAATCCACCTACAGGCCCCCCTATAGTCATACCAAGTTGTGCACCAGATCCTGCTCCTTCTGCAATACCTGCAATAGATTGCATAGTGGCTTCTCCGCCTGTAGTAGCTGTAGATGTCTAAAAAGGACTTGTTAATGTATTTATAGTCCCTGGTATTGCCTAAGTTATACCAGATATATTTCCTATACCAACCTTAGTAGGGTTACTTTTAACTATAAGGTTGCTAGGATTATTAGGAGCAATACCTCTAGATATAGAGGATTGTAATTCCTGCATATTACTTAAAGATACCGGCAAACCAAACTACGCAGCAGGAATCTGTATTTTTCTTTTGTTTTTATTCTTTTTCATATTAAATTCTAGAATATCTATAAGTAGTTGTTATCTAAGGTATCTAAAAAGAATAATCCTTATCTGATTTAAACTTATAATCACAAACCATATATTTACCTCTCATTCTAGCAGGAAATGACATATTGTCTTCTTCCTCGAATTGATCCTATCTTGGAACAGGCATTCTATAAGTATCTTCACGATAGTCAAATACTAAATCTTCTCCTTCTTTATTCGCTACTTGATGTTTAGTATTGAATTTTATTCCATCTAATATGTCATTAGTTAATATCTTATTATTAGGATCTATAAATTCTCCTTGTAATGCAATATTATCAAATACTTTAGTATATTGAGGATCTTTGTTTACTATGATTCGTAGTCTTATATCCTTACTTGTATCACCAAATCCTTCTATATCTAATGAATTTATTATATAAAATTCATTATTCTTAGTAGCTACAACCTTATCTCTGAGAGGTAACGTAAAATCTGGATCAAACGTATATAAAGATGTAAATACATTTAGCTTCTCATTATATATCAAAGACTTATTATATAATCTAAACCATACTTCATCATATTTCTTATCATACAATGAATTAGCTCCTTTAGTTTTCTGACTATACATTGTGTTCATATATGATTGTACGTTACAGTCTTTTGTTATTATACTTATTCCTCCTCCTGTAGATTTACATATTTCATTCTTATCCTAGTCATACCAATAAATGCTATTACTAGAGTTTACGATACTTCTATCATTAATAACCTTAGTACCATTTAAAGTACTTAAGTAATCGTATCTATCTAATACACCACCAGTACCTAATACTAACTAACCTACATTATTATCTTGTATCAATGATCTTTCATTTACAGATAATACTCCAAAAGCATTATTCTACCAAAAGTATAATCTATTAAATATACCTCGTATGTTAGTTATTTCTCCATACTGATAATCTACATCTATGAAATCAGCTGGTTTAAATACAGACCAATTGTCTATATTTTCATTGATAGTTTTAGCCTGTGATACATACACTCTATTGGCTGATTTTACATTAGCTTCATCGTATAGACCTCTAGTACTGAATAATTTAGCATCTGGTGTTACTGAATAAACATCATTATACAAATAATATGGTTTACTTTGGGAATGATATTGCTACATTTGAGTAGGCTCTAATTGCATAAAAGCATCCACTGCACCTGTACCTGCATTGTATGTTCTATTGGTCATTTCACCCATAGATAACTTTAGGTTTATAGTGCTTTCTAAAGGAATGTAAGCTCCAAAGTATCTCTTGTTTTCATTCCATTCATTTACATCATTCCTTTGAAATATCATCTGGCACGGATAGTCTAGTATCCCTAAGTAAGTATCACCACCAAATGCATATACTGTATTATTAGCTTTATTACCATAAGCTCCAACAGGTATATAAGTATTACTAGTTCTAGATGAATAAGTATTACCACTGTAAGGTATAATTGCTTTTTTAACATTAACTACAGTTACAACGCAATTATTCATCATATTAGAGTCTCTGTAAGCAGAAACTCCTTCTATACTTTGCTTATCCTATTCAGAAGATTGTAGTATCATACATGGCCCAGCTGGACCATAGGTAACAACATTATCACTATCTCCAGCTTTATAAAATTCACTAGTTGCCCAATTAGTATAAGCAATGTCACCTATATTTATCTTATAAGGAGCTACACCACCATTATTAGTTACATTATAAGGTATATTTTTTGCAAGTTTAGCATCTATAATAGTCTATTCTGCTGAATTATAGATAGAAGATCCTTTAGAATAGAATTTTTGTATGTAAGCCCCACAGAAATCATCTTTATGAATTTTAAATACTTGAGCTGCATTTTCAGATTGGCTGTCATCTTTATTGACTACCTTGGTCCATTTTCTATATTCAGATGAATTTACAACTGTATTATTAGGTGGATATACACTTCTATTATTCATTCCTACCCAATTCTATACATTTACTCCAGTGGTTGTATCTACTTCTGCTGTACTAAAGTAAGAATGAATAAGACTTTCCTATTTAATATACACATTATCTTTGAATACTTCTTCCGCTTTCTCTCCATTAAAACAAACCTCAGGAGATATAAATCTCCAATACCCAGATGCTATGTCGTTAGTATCTATAGTACTAGTTCTTTTAAATACAGAACCGGTAAGATCCATTACCATTTGCCTACGCTTGTTCATCAAAAATGGCATTGGTCTGTACTCATTCGTATCTTTAGACGTACCTCTACCAACTTCACCGTTATCTCTATCTTCTACTATCTTATAATTATGTAGTGAAGTAATTACTCCTTGTGATACAATTGTTCTATCTTGTTCAGTACGATCACATCTAACTATTTCATATGATACAGCGTCTATAGGGAAGTTTTTTACTGTAAATCTAACTCCTATAGGCATAGACTAAAATACATTATTGCCTATATCCTAATTAAATGCTGGAAAAGTATCCATGTTAGGAAATCTTATATCCCCTATCCATAATGTTGGTGATGCTATAGATTTACTATTGTAGAATACTATACCAAATCTATATACCTCGTCTCGTTGATAACTTCTAAATAAAGCAGATATTACTGGATCAGCGTAATTCTTCTATCTTGTGGCAGTCTTTATTTTCTTAGTAGTAGCTAGTTCCTATTTGTTAAAAAATATATCTGTTGGATCTACATGATATAAGTCCATACTTTCTACAGTTTCCGAACTATTGCTAATACCTACATTGTTTCTTAACCCGCCATTTAAAATAGAAATAAAGTCTTCCTTTAATTCAGTATATACGAAACTATACTCTATATTAAGACCGTTACCTCCTAGTTTATCATCCTTACCGTAAACATATGGTAATATAGTTAACTGCCCACTAATGTCTCTCTTAGCATTATAAGGGTTAATACAATCGTGATGCGCTGGAACTTTACGCATTGTGTCATAGTCTTCAATTCCAAAGTACATATAATCATTCGGATCTGAAGTTTCTAATCTAACGTTACCATCCTTATTTGCTCTATATGCTCTAGCATCATACTCTACTAGCTTACCATTATCTTCTATCATAGGAACCCAAGAGGTTTCTGTAATATTAGAAGCAAATAATCTGTTCTATACAGAAGTAATACTGTTACAAATAAAAGCATAACTAGTAAAGGCGTTAAATTCTTCTTGAGTCATAACACTAAGCTAATTACTGCCTGTATCTGTATAACTTATTACATTCTTGTCTGTATCTATTTCTATATCATCTGCTATAGAATAAGTAGGAGTAGAATTGTTATCTTTATAGAAGATACGAATAATAGTACACCTATTAAAATCTTTAGTATCTAATGGAGCCTATATAGTACATCCTTTACCAGTATAGGAATCTTTCTATGATCCATAATGATCTACTAAGTTAGCACTAATACTAGAAGCATCTAGATGCACACAATTACTCAAACTAGATATAGATGTCTGTTGAGAATGAGGATTATATAGTCTATAACAATACTATACCATGCCAGCTTGAAAGTTACCAGATACTATTTCTGTAATTTCAAATGGAGGTAACACTGCATTAGGTATTATATCAATGCTATCAGGATTAAGTATGTTACCATCAGAATCTACTAATGGATTATCTTCATTAGGATATTTTACATACTTATCACTCATAATATTAATTACCTTAATAGATGAATTGCCATCTGTAAAGTAAGCTTTAATATTTGATTGTGTTTCATAATTTAATACTATACTCAATTGATTTGAATTAGCTTCCTCACATAACCTTAATTTTCCCTATAATACAACTGTACTAACTAAATTGGGAGAATCAAAATTTTCTATACGATATATCTTATTATAGCCATCCACTAACTTAGTAACTACTACAGCAATATCATTAATAGTTGCAGTACCTATTATTTCTTCAGTACTCTTGATGCCATAATTATACTTTTTAGCACCCTCTACACTCTAAAGAACACCACTAGTACTAGAATCATCAGTAATGATACGAACATCCTAACCAAATCTATATTGATTACTTGGTAACATACTGGCGGCACTATCAGTGTTCATTCCACCATAAAATGTATTTATTTGAGCTGTATTACTAATCATAATCTATTCTAATTATAAAGTATTTGTTCTTCACCAGTAGTACTAAAGAAAGTATCATGATCATTAAATTCTGGATAAAGCTTATGATAGGTATTTTTAATACTTTCCAGTTCATCTACTCCAGGTAACATAGCTTCAGCATAAGCCTACTTTCTATAGTAGTTCCAGCTAGTCTTCATTTCTAAGTAATCCTACTAAGATATTTGTCCCTTTAGCTTTCTCGGATACATTAATTTTAATGTAACGTACCACAATAATGCTTCTTTATAGGATTCCATATCTGGTATCATAGGCATGCCTTCTTCATCAGTAAATATAGCATAATATTCTATTTTGACAAAACCGGTAGGTATATTAGTCATAATATAACCTGGTTTTGTCATATACTATAAATCTGCGCTGTACATTGTACCATCGGTATGAGCAAATTTACCATTTACATATCTGTTAGCTGGACTTGCTACAGTATACTGGTTTACTAATGCACTTAAAGTATTACGCATATTAGAATCTGAATTAAGCTTATCTAAAGCTTCTCTATCAGATACTAAATTAAACATATTCTTTACTAATGGTATTAGACCAGCATCAGGTATCAACATACAGGGTCTATCAATACAAGTATCGTGTTGAACCCCAAAGCTAGAAGTAGCTTTTCGCATAGGTAGCCAACCACCATTATTCTAAAATGAAAAAGCAACCTATCCAAGTTTATATAGGTCACATGGTAATGCTGCCTAATGACAATTAACTGGTAGTACCGCTACTTTGTGTTCATATTGTTGTATAGCCCCAATTTTTAACATTCCTTCGCAAATCCACTCACGAATATCAGAAATTTTAATCTGATCCTCTTTTAAGTCTAAATCCGCAATGACCTTTGCTAGAACAGTCTTAGAGCTAATCATTCTATTGTTTATCATAATTCTGGATAATCCTTTAACTTATTAAAAATAATTTGAGCGAGTGTGCGTTTGTTTTCTCTTGAAGCTATGAACTAATATTTACCTTTATTAGTTAGTAAACAATTCTTTTTAGACCAGTGAAATCTATATTTGAAGTAACCACTATGCTCGTTAAGTAAGTATACCGGTTCTCCAGTTTCCTTTGTTGATTTCCAATCCCATCTTAAACTCTTACCAGAGAATTCTTTTGGCTAATGTTTGATTACTTGTAATGTACCTAATCTGCATGGGAGTTTGAATTCTTTGCAATTGTACATTATTTCATCTCGTATGTATTTAAAGTAATCAGTTACTATTGCTTTATAAGTTTTTAAATCTACATCATACTATGTATTAGGATCAATACTCTTCTTATAGTTTGTGTAGAAGTCAGCAACAGTATAACTCTTACGTCTGTATTTTACTCTTTCTCTCATTTACTATATCTATTCTAAGTATCGTCCTTGGAATCATTAGTAACATCACTAGGTTGTGTTACTAATATCTTTAATTCTTTCTCAAGTATCATCTAAGTAATAGTAGGTATCATAGATGCTGGTATTGGATAATCACTGTCTGGATTATAACAAGCTTTCTCCTCTGTAGGATCTTCTGCAATTACATCTACTTCTATATACTCTAACTAATTAGAATCTCCTTCTACATATACTTTATTACCTCTAACCCAAGCAATATAGTCTTTACAAGTAGCTTTTCTGTATCTTTGTAATTTAGCTTTAGTATAACTACCTAACTAAATTAAATTACCAAACATATCTCGTATAGCTACTACACCAGGTCTATTCTTAAAACCAATTAAAGTTGGCAATTCTCTATCGCCAACATATATAAACTTACCTGGTACTATTTCCTCTCTATCTAAATGAATAGGTCCAAGAGTAGTCTTATATGCTTCATCAATATCATAGCCTTTGTCTATAGCTTGTTTAATTAGCATAGCCCTATAACTCTTGATCCACATCTCAATCTAATGTCTAGATAGATGTTCAGATTCAGTAATATTACTATTGCGCGCTATTAGTAATATATTATCAATTAAGTTATTAAGTGACATATTATTTATAATTAACGTTAATACATCCTAAAACGCATTTTAAAGCTCATAGCGGCATTTTATGGCTAATTGCTTACAATCCCTTTAGTTATGTAATAGCTCTTCTTACACAGTCTTAAAACAAAAAAAAGGTTGACCTTATTGATCAACCTCTTTCATTACATTCTACATATTCTGTGGTAACATCTATTTCATGGGTGGTGGAACCATAGAACTTGCTTGTTTAATTATATTCTTTAATTCGTTTACTTCATCTTGTAGTTCCTTTAACCTAGGATCCTCTGTATTAGTAGGTTCCTTTGGTATATCTAGTTTCTCAAGTAAAGCCTAGCACTTACTCATTTCTTCATCACACTTAGCTATTGACTCTTTCCTAGCTTTATAAGTGTTGTACTAATTCCTTATTATACCTACAATCTCCTGTTTATCTGTAGATATAGTTAAACCTAGATTATTGTCTGTTATCACGGTCCTATTCTCAGGTATAGAGAATTTTTTCTATTCCCCATTACATTGTATAGTAACATCTATTAATTTCTTCCTAGGTTGATTAGGTAACTAAAACTAACCAGGTTGTAATGGTTCATCGTATGCATTCGATACTGATATAACAGTACCTACATTGTATTCCGTTGTTTTTTTGAATGTTCCGACAACTTCTATAATATAGACGTTATCCCCTTGATTTAATTTATCGAATGTCATAATATTAGTTATTAAAGGGCTACTAAAAAGTAGCCCTTGTTATTATTAAGCAGATGGAGTAGCAGTTGCTTTATAACCACCGCTTACCAAAAATACTTGATTTGTATACTTATTATAATGGAGTAAATATATACCAGTACCTGCAAGATTTTCAACTCTAACTGGTTCATTGTTATAAGTTACTAAAGGTCTAGTATCACCATTAGTGCCAATTAGTATTGGTAATGTAGCACTAGTACCTGTAGGTATTGCAGTTCTTAAGTCTATATAAAATCCACCAACATAATCTCTATTTCTAAATGCATGATTAGGAAGTTCTAATGTTACAGCTTCAGTTCCAACTGTAACATTAGTTACTGGTAAAGTATTGTAATTTATTCTTCCTAATGAAGGAAATAGAAAGGGTAATCCTGTAAAAAAGTTAGGCCACATACTTACCTCCTTTCTTACTGGAATTAACCCCAGTAATTATTGCATCCACAACCGTATCCACTACGACCATATGCTACATCACCAGCGTATGCACCATAGGCAGCAGCACGATAAATATCTGTGTTAATGGCTGTTAACTGAGGATAAGGTACGCTTACTGTATTAGGTAATTTGCATTTGATACCATCAACATCTGATTGCAAATCATTCAGTCTAGTTACAATAGGAGCAGTAGCCTGATTAATCATAGAACCTACAGCAGCTGTCTGATGTTCGTTACTCAACTGAGAAATCAAAGTAGAGTTCTTTTCACGTAAAGTATCAATCTTATCTAACAGAGCTTGGTTCTGTATAGCATCAAGCTTAGCGATTATAGACTGAGTATTAGCTGTATTGCTATCACGGAGAGACAGGGTATTGCTGTTCATAGTGTTAACCAAGTTATTAGTTTGGTTACATACGGACAACTGATTTTCATAACCCATCTTAGTTATGTTGTTGTTTACAGCGTCAATAGAACGCTGAGTTGTGCAGCAGCAGTTAGCTAACTGAGAAGCAAGATTTGCATTACCAGAAGTAATAGCATTAATTACTTCACAACTTGACAGCTTAGTATCACAAGAGATCTAACTTACACCAGCATTGATTTGATTCAAAGCGGACTGAACTGCATTGATGTCACAGTTCAAAGTAGTTGACAGATTGCTTATTGCATCTTTATTACCATTGATAGCCTACATGAGCAAATTAGTATTAGCATCAGTATTTAGTTCAGAAGCTAATGCACCAGCGTTACGGCCACCGAAACCGTTACCACCCCAGCAGAACCAGATCAGAATGATCCAGATCCACCACCAACCGCCGTTTCCACCGAAACCACCGTTGTTGTTCATCATAGCCATCAAAGCTGCAGGATCCATACCTTTATTAGCATTTTGCATTAAAGCAGCGAGACCAGCGTCGATACCGCGATCTTGCACGATAATTCTATCTTCTAACATAATTGATTTAGTTTATAAATTGATTTTAATTAATATCTGATATAACGAGTGGATCTACCACGGCTATATTCATTATAAGGATTATATTCTCTTTCACTTTCGCGATCGAATAGTTTATTGTACTCTTCAAAGTCTTCTTCTTTCATAGAAGGAAATACTCTACTGTAAGTATACATACCTCTTCTACCTCTACCACCTCTAGAACCGCGTCTAAACATTCCGTAAGGTTCTTCCTCACCCTCGTGTTTCTCCAGTTCTTCTTCGTAGCATTCCATTTCAGCTTCTCTGATTTTATCACACATTACGTAAATGTAGTAGTACCACATTTTACCCTCGTCTATATCTTTGTCATTAAGCCAAGCCTTTGCGAATTCAACGTAATGTTTAGTGTTATTAGAACCAGTAATGTTCATAATAACTCTATAGTAATCAGAATATACCATGTTCAATGCTACATACCAATCGTAACGATTGTATTTACCAGTTAAGGAAATACCATACTGACTGGCTAATGTGGTAGTCTCTTCTATAGACCAATGCGGTCCACGAGTACCATCCTCATTTTCCATTTTCATTACAGCTTTACGAGCGTGTTCCTCATTGAAGTGCGGACCATGTTCCATCTCGTAAGCCTTAACACGAAATATTCTATGCATATTATTATTGATTAATAATTATTGAATATATTTATTTAAACGCCAAAAATAACTTTTGGCACTCATATACGTTATATATTTATATAACTAGTTTTATTTTTATGAAGGAAATTTGGAAAGATATTGAAAATTTTGATAATTATATGATATCTAATTTTGGAAATGTAAAGTCTAAAGCCAGACATGATTCATCAGGAAAAAGATATTTAAAAGAAAAATATCTTAAGCCTGGCAAACTACGTCATAATCATCTTATAGTGATATTAAAAGGAAACGACGGTCTGAACCATACTATGAGAGTACATCGAATAGTAGCTATGGCTTTCTTAGATAATCCTAATAACTATCCTATAATAAATCACAAGGATGAAAATCCGTCTAACAATCATGTAGATAATCTAGAATGGTGCACATACAAATACAATACTAATTATGGTACTGCAATAGAAAGACGATCTTTATCAAAAGAAAAACCAATAGAACAGCTAACTTTAGATGATAAAATTATTAAAGTGTGGAGAAGCGCAAAAGAAATAGATGACAAACTTGGTTTTACACACGGTAATATATCTAGATGTTGTAAACATAACAGAAAACAAGCTTATGGCTTTAAATGGAGGTATGCATAATACCTCCATTTTTTTATTTTCCTATTTCTATTACACGAGTGTCGGTCACTTTAATCAGTGGATTACTATTAACCACTTGATATTTCTTTATTCTTATACGTCGCCAATCAAAGTGCCAGAACCTAACCCAGCCATTTTTATATCTGTTTTTATATTCTTTCTTATCTTCTACAAATATAATTTGTTGATTTTTTATATCAATCTTGGCTGTTAGGATTGAGTCCTTTCTACTAACTATGATAGTTGTTAAATCATTGAGCTTTAGCTCTTCGTTAAAGTCTATTAACTTTTCTTTGATTACTGTTTTCACAGAATCATTAATCTAGGTATTGATTACACTTGCGTCAGTTAGGTTCTTGTCTTTGATTTTTAATTCTTTCTTAACCTTATTAACTTGCTATATTAAGCTATCTTTACTATGGTTAAGTTCATCTATAGTAAGCTAAAGTACTATGCTATTATCCTGAGCATTGGAAGCTATTTCTTCATATGCTCTTATGTTGTTAGTTATTCTGTCTATTTCTCTGTTCTTGTTCTGTAGCTAATTATGTTGATAAAAAATAGTCGCAATAAGTAAACTAACTAAACCTACTGCGACTACTTTGAAATTCTTTCTTAACCAATTAACTACGCTTATGACTGGTATCATCTGAAAGTTCATCATCTAATTTGACATCTAATATCTGTTCCCCTTTTTTCTTTACTAATTTCTTAAGTAAAGTCCACACTTTCCATCTGGGGTGAAGTTTACCTAAGTGTTCAAGTAAAGTAAAGAATTCTACGAGTGCTATAGCTCCAGCAACAAATTCTACAGCATGTAAATTAATTGAAGTTACTATAAACTTCTCTATAGTGAATGCACCACAGATTGTTACGATAGCATCTCGTATTTTATAGAATATCTTAGAAAATAATCTCTTAGATTTACTAACAATATCGGTTGTCTCCTTCTTCTTATTTACCTTACATTCATATATTGTATCTAAAATTATAATAGCAGCTAAGGCTAAGATAGGGACATAAACCGGAGAGTATAGAGATATTAATCCACCAATCGCACTGATAGTAAACTTCTCTACACTGCTAAACATATTTTTAAATATCGGCATTGTCTGTTCTCCTAACTGATAATAATTCATAGATAGTAGTTTGATAAGGTAACCAAAAAAGTCCCAGTAGATTCAAAAAGGGGTTTAAAAATCAACTGAGACTAAATGACATTTGTTCGAGATTATATTTATAAAACGAGAGATTTAATAATGTGTTACTAACTCAAAAATGTTATTGATTGAAACCAATAGCGGTTCTTACGAGCTTCTAGCATATTCAATCAACTAATGATACTTAATTATCTTCTTTAGTAGATTGATGCCATTACAATGTTTCATCCAACCAATATGACTACAGACTTGCTGCCTATATTCACTATAAGTCATGTGCTTAAGTTTATTCATAGCAGCAACTTTCTTACACATTTTGTGTTTAATATTCTTTCTAATCAAAGTATAATCGTGATAGATTTTATATCCTACAAAAGATATACTTCTATCTTCTACTTTGAATATCTGATAATTACTTTTAATTTCTAATTTAAGTGTGCCTAATTGTTCTCTTATTTCATCAAGTAATTGTCTTAAGTATTCTTTATCACTATGAAGTATTACCATATCATCTGCATATCTAAAGTAATACTTTACAGCTTTATCCTCTTTAAGCCAATGATCAAAGTATGACAAATAAAGATTGGCAAAGAACTAAGAAAGATAATTACCAATAGGAACTCCTTCTACAGAGTCTATAATACCATCTAATAATGCAAGTAGCTTATTATCTTTAATCTTCTTTCTAACTATCTACTTTAATATTTCATGGTCTATACTTGGATAAAACTTTCTTACATCTAACTTGAGACAATATACTGTATTCTATTTATCTTTCAATGCGCTTTGTACATCATATAATGCCTTATGAATTCCTCTCTTCTTAATACAACTATAAGTATTAGTAATAAATACAGAACGCCAAATTGGTTCTAATATATTCATAATAGCATGATGAACAATTCTATCAGGATAATAAGGTAATTTAAATATAAGTCTTTCTTTAGGTTCTCTAATTATAAATGTATCATACTTAGAGGTAGTATAAGTTTGATTTATCAGTGTACTTTGTAATCTAACCAATAAACTATCTTTATACTTGTCAAACTCCTTAATATCATTTCTATTACTCTTATTCTTTTTAGCTTTCTTATCAGCTAAATATAGATTGTCTATTGAAACAATCTTTTCAAATAAATTATTATATCTTTTCATCTGAAGCACCTAAGTGAGTCTTCACCGAAGTTACCAACACACTCGTTTAGGTTAGTTATATTTTGCCAAGAGGCAAGGTCTCGTTCCTCAAAAATAATCTGAAAATCACTGATAGTTCTCTGATAATCGTGCTTCATTGTACTGACATTAGCATTCGCATTACTAAGGTCATTGTTAGAATTCAGATTGAATAAACCTGCATTGGAACTATTACTCGTGTTAGCTCCTATCTAACTTACTTGTTCAATCCAGAACGACAACCTATTTGTTAATAATTAAGGGATATATACCAGACGAGTACCGACATAAGCACGCGCATCACCAAGGCCACTGCCAGAATGCAGATAGAAGAAACCCGCAGAGGAACCATAACTCGCGTAAGCCCCTAACAGTAAAGTTCTGTCAGCTTCTACAGCATTCGTCCAATAATGATCGCAGAAATAAGTAGTATAATTAGCTCCACCTTCCTAACAGAATAAGTCAGCAGCTGCATTGTTTGTAATGCGTTTAACCCATTGTCCGCTGGTAGTTAGAGTAGTTAAACCACTGTCTTCATATAACGATTTATCTATGCCAAAATTCTCTTTATTATTGGTGACGTATATCTTATTGTCTGTTCCTGTTACAACAATATCACAACAGTTCTTCCATATATGACCAAATGGATTTTCAATACCTCTGTATCTATTAGCGTATTGACTGGCTTGTGTTTCAGTACCTTCTGCATCTGTATTAACGTATGAATACTGTACTTGACCAGAACCATTACCTAATGAATTAGTAGTACCTGTAGGTACAAAAGCCCATCTATCAGCACCGTTTTCTTTCTTAGTTCCATTAGTAATACCATTACCAAGTCCACCTTGATGATAACCTTCTTCGGTCAATGCTGTGTTAACTGCTTTCTAACTATTAAGGGTAGCATATTCTACTACATAACACCAAGTAATAAACTTATGTATCTCATAAGTATAGATAGCATAACTATTACTTCTACCATTACGAGCCTGTGTCAAGAAAGTAGCTCTATTAGTATTTACAGTAGGTACTTGATTTCTAATTGAGTATAAAGTACTGCCGTCCCTATAAGCTTCATATGCAGAGCAATACTTCTTACTAAACTTAGTATATCCTTCTAAGGGATACAAAGACATTCTGATTTCCCAATCATAGTCTCCGTGTACTACCACAGTATAATATGCATCAGGTAATTCAACCATATCATTACCATCTTCAATGCCATTAGTTACTTCAGAACCATCTTCGTAATGATCCCAATCTGTAGCATTAAAGTATTTAATAGTACCATCAGAAGTAAGTCTACAGCCTTTGAATAATGATTGTACTGGTAGGTCTTTATGCATTTGCATATTACCAGTTCTTACTCCATCAGGACTACTACCTGTAAAACGTACTCCATACCATAAGTCACCTGCAGCATATATCTAAGAACCGTTCAACCACATCTCTTGAACGGATTTCCCATTAGCAGCAACTTCTTGGAATGTTAAATTATTTAAACCAACTTGTCCCATAATTAAGCTGAAAGTTTAATATACAATATACCAGGAGTCTAACTACCTACTTCAGGTATTTCATTTACTACTTTAATCTGAGTAACATCTGTAGAAGTTACTTTATTAGCTACAGCAGTATTTATCTTATTATTTGCTTCACTTTTAGTATATACATCAGACTTATTTGCTTTAGTACCTAATTGATTAGTTATAGTAGTAGCAAAGTTAGGATCGTCACCTAATGCAGCTGCTATTTCATCTAATGTATTTAAAGTTTCAGGAGCAGAGGCAACTAATCTGGCACATTCGGCTTGTGCTATTTCGATAGCCTTAGCATCTGTTTCTAATTTAGTATAAGCATCATTAATACCATAACCTGCCAATGTAGTAGACTTATTTGCTTTACCGTTTAGGTTATTGGTTAACTTCTGTTCAGCTTGTTTAGCTCTATTTACCTCATCTGCAATTTCCTATTTCAGTTTCTTTATTTCTACACTCTAATCAGTATTAGTAAAGTAATTAACCGGTAACCAGTCATTGCCTGTATAACTTTTAATTACATTACCATTAGCATCAGTAGATAAGTCAATCCAATAAGTTACTTCCATAGGATTGGGAGCATAAAAAGATGCTACGAAGTTAGGGTTCTCTTGTTTTATCATAAGTTTGTTAAATTAAAGTTATAAAATATTTAGCAATAGACCCCAATACAATAGATGAAATTCCAATTGCTAAGTCTTTTTTATTCCATTTACCATTATAGTAATGACATCTATCACTATTTTCTTTAATGAATAACATTAATAATGATGTACTACTATTAAGTAATAATGCAGTAGTGAAATATACTACTGCACCAAATATATTATTCTTTATAGAATTCTTCATTATACCACATTTGTAAATTTAATAGTACCTGCAAAGTTAGCTACTTCTTCCATATTTAAGAAGTCTAATTTAACTGCACCAGATACATTATAGGTCTATATCAGGTTCTTGCTGCTTAGAACACATCATATTGTTCTTTACCCAAGATATTTCATATTCGGTAAGAGTACGATTAAATAGAAGAATATCGCCGTGACAACCGATAAAACTTCTTGAATCATCTTTCCTAATATTTCCTATAAATAAAGTATCAGTATCTTGTTTATCGCCAGGATATATAGTTTGTTCATTATATTTATTTTTAGTTTGATAAACAATAGAATTATCTTTATCTATATTTATATTAGTTGCTGAATAATATGAATATGTATTCCATTTATCTCCTTGTTTATATTCTAAAATAAAAGCACCATTTTGCTCTAACGCTTTAGACATAAATACACCATTATCAACTTTTTCAGCAAACCAAGTTCTATCAGCAATAATAGTATAATCAGTTAGAATAGGTAATCCATAAGCGACAGCATAGGATTTACCATCATAACAAAGTTGATTAGGATAATTCGCTATCAATTCAACATCAATTTCAATATCCTTATTTGTTCCGAAATCATAATAAATATTAGTTTCTTCTTTATTATTGAAAATTTCTTCACTAATAATAGGAACATCTATTATACTACCATCATTAATATATACTGAATAAGCAGCTGTAGTTATCAAGTTACCATCGGTACTAACTATACTAAATTTAATATCATCTATTTTCTTATTGATATTAAATTTAAGTTTATAAGATTGATTATAATAATTATTTTTTGGAATGCCAATAGTAAAACCAAACCAATTATCGGCTTTCTTTTTAACTATATGAAATTTGTTATAAGATTTTGTACTTATATTGCTATTAATAGCTGAACCATAATTCCAATTCTTAAAATCTTGAGCATAAATACCAACACCACTATTCAACTTACCTTTAAAACCGTATAAATAAGCATCATGTTTATTGCCGCTAAAGTCTTTTAGAATAGAAGTAGGAAGTTGTTCAATAACAACATTAATGCCAGATATTACTTTATTAATACCAAAACCAAAAAACTGATAGACATTATTGGTAAATTTATAAACGCCATCTTTGCTAATATATTGTCTAACACTATTAATATCTTGAACAAATAGTTTAAGTTCTTCACTAACGCCAGTAACTTTAATAACTATATCATTAGTAGAAGTATTAATATTTTCAATTATATTTAAAATATCTGTTTTAGATTCAGTTATAACAATTTTATTAGGAGTTCTATCAATAGTACCTCTATGTTCATAATAATTAAGTCTTGTAAAATCCTCAGCATAACTTTCAATAACATCGAAATTCGTCATACCCTGCTTACAATAAGGAGAATACCAAGCAACTATACTTTCCTTAAACCAATCAGGTTGTTCAGGTTCAGGTGGTGTAGGTGTACCAGGTATATACCATTCACCTAATACTACAGCGCCTATATTAGTATATTGACTAATGCGTATATGTTTACCTTTAAATAAACCAAAATCAACCTAATTAGTATCCTATACTACATTTAATGTAGGAGTTGAAGTTAAGACTTTGGTTAAATCATTTATAATAAGCTACCCAGTAATATTAGCAGGTTCAATATAGGAATCTCCCTTCTCTATATGATACAACTAAGGAAATACAAAGTATGCCTAAGGATTTATAAATAAAGGCTGATATAGGATTGTTTTCATAGCGCTAGTACTTGTTTACGTAATCTCCCTTCTCTATATGATACGTGTACCCAAGAGAAGTTTGATTCATTAATTAACTGATCAAATGGAAGATTATCTTTAATATAGTTGAATAATTTCTCATTCTCTGTCTTACTACCTACAGTAATATCAGCTGCTTCGCCGTATAGGTGCTAACTCTTCTTAGCTTTACTACCTACAGCCTTATTTAAAGCCTCACAGCGATACCCTGAGTTAACTTTGATAGGTTTACCATACCATTCCCTTAAAGGGTCTAAAACAGCCTCTATTAGCTTCTATAGCTTTAATACCCCTTCCTCTGAAGGAGTATTGTCTATACCGTTAGCTTTTGCTGTAGATGACTTTGTCATTTCCTCAATTGTAAAATATTTCATTATTTCTATTGTTTACTGTGTAATATAAAATACTGATACTAGATAAAGTTCATGTGTTTGTGAGACAGTTAGTAAATAGTTTCCAGCTTGTGCATTTAAATGTTCATCAGGAAAAATCCATTGTGAATTATTGTCTTTAGAATTACCTTCTGAATGAATCATTCTGAATTCTAAATTTGTTTGTGTAATTACATCTATTGGAGTAGTGTCATAATAAGATTTTGTCCATACATCTTTAGGATTAAGTACTACTGTATCATCATTTATCTGTATAGTTTTAGATGCAATGCTACCATTTATTATTACAATGCTCCTTTTATTTCCCAATGGAAAGTCATATGAGAAATGGGGGGGGGTTGGCAGATTAGCAACAAACTCAGCTTTTGTCATACATTCATTGTTAGGTACAACACTGAATCCTTCTGCATTAGCTTCTGCTTTAGTTATTAATTCATTAGTAGGTTCCATAGTAATTTATTTAGTTAAAAGGGTTTGCGTCTTGTGACAGATATATATATGTAGTTTTACCCATAGCAGTTACAGCTTGTGTACCCAATTTTCAGCTAATGAATCTGACGTTAACTCATCTCTTTCAGAGAAGTTTAACGTAATAGAACTGTAGTCAGCTAATTCATTAGAATCTGTAGTACAAGCGTGAGTAAGTTTATCATTAATCTCTGCCTTAGAAGGACATTCTTGCATAGTTGTAGTAGGATAACTTACATATTGTTTATATTGAGATGGTACTCTATCATAAATATTTTCCCAAGTCTGCATCTCTACAGCAGCTCTAGGTTCAATATCAATTGTTTTGTTTTCCATTCTTCAACTCCTATATTTGTTTCTTAAGATCTTCAATTTCCTATCTAAGTAACTTAACTCCCTCAATAGCTACTACACCTAACATACAGTAATCTACAGACTTCATACCATCACTATCAGTATTAACTACTTCTGCAAAATTATTCTCTAAATCCTATGCAATAGTACCTATTTGATGTTTATCATGCATATTGAACTCTACAGTAGGTATGTTGCATATTTGATCTAATGTATGATTTAATGGAGCTATATTAGATTTTAATCTAACGTCAGATTCTTTAAAGAAGCCTGAAGCATGTATTGCACCAAAAGCTCCATCTGCACCAGCTTGACCATTACCTACGTATACTGCCTTGGCCGAAGTTACTGAATCATATCTAGATCTATAGTTAATCCATACATAGTTTCCGATACTATCATTTGCAAAGTTAAACTCATTATCATGCACTATTTGTAAATTTTTAACTTCTCCAAATAGATCATTTTCAACGTATACAAAGAAGTCTTTTATATCTCCTTGTGTATCCTTTATAGAGTATGTGTTATATCCATCTAATACTTCAGAGGAATGTGCAGTCATTTTTAAGTCTGCGTAATCACTAGTATAAAAATAATTAGCACCTCCTCTAAGATATATATAGAATGTAGAAGTCTGTGTAGTCTAACGCATTTCTCCAACTGCTGTTTCTCCTCCCCATTCTCCATGCCAATTATTTAATTTATTTCTAGCATATGTATATTGCCCATATCCATCTCCAATAATTGTCATATCAATATGCAATACAAAACCTCTATTATTTGTAGCCCAAGATGGTTTAGGGCTTATTCCCGCAGAATCATTATTCAAGCTATTCCAAATTATTAAATTACAAGGAGGTACAATACTATCAGGGTCAGCAGTAAATGATACAGGATACCAATGATTTTCATCAAAGCCTTCACCTACTAATGATACTGATTTACGTCTATCTCTATCTTTAGATAGAACGTACATATCGTTCACATTTTCTACGATGAATAAATTACTATCAGTATTATCACTATCAATTACAGTTACTCTTCTACAAGTTCTTTGATTACCATTTGATATATAATAATTATAAATAAAATGCAGTTCATATTGAGTATTATCTATATTTTTCCAAGCATTTACTCCTGATAACTGTATACAGTTAGTATCTGGAGTGTCTTTAACGTGGAAAAAATATCGAGTATGTGTTTTTAGTATATCATTAACTATAGCTCTAAAGTTAGCAGAACTACCAAAAACTGAACTTATATCACTAGAAGCTGCATCTTTTTCATGATTTACAATATTAATAATATCTCTAATATCTTGTAATTCTATTATATTTATATCAGAACTACTAGATCCTCCACTTACTTCTTTATAAGTACCATTATCAGATAAGTATTTAGTACCATTACCATTGGTAATAATCTTATCTATTTTGCTTTTATCGGAAGGAAGAATAATACCAGCTGTACTATCAGTTGCAGGATTAAATGTTAATAGAATTGAATCTATATTAACGGGATCTTTAAGATCTTGCTGTCTTAAGCTCAGAGATATATTATTATTCTTATGCGACACACTTCCCTCAGTAACTATAAGATTAGGCATATTTTCTATTGTCTGTTTCAAAGCATTACCATCTGTAGCACTAAATTTACCATTAAGAGCAGTTTGTGTAGCATTAGATATAGGCTTATTAGCATCAGAGGTATTATCTACATTACCTAATCCTACTTGATCTTTAGTAACTTCATGAGGATTAGACTTATTATTAATATGTGTTTCTAAATTAGTCTATACAGCATTAATATCAGATGTAATACCAGCTTGATCTTTTAAACCATCTAATTTAGTTTTATCTGACGATGACATCAAACCTGCTTGAGATGTAGTAGCTGAAGTAATAGTAAGAGTATTTCTACCTATTTGCTATGCTTCTTGTCTATAAGTAGTAAAATTTAAAACTGCTTCAGTAGTAGATTGATTTACATTTACTGTATCAGTAATTAGTTTATCGGGTATTCTATTCAATTTATCTGTAGTAGCTTTACCCTTATCTCCAGAATATGCAGTAGAACTAGTTTCACCTAATGCCAATGATTTAGATATTTCTACATAGTCTGTACCTGACCATCTATAAGTTAAATTAGTATCTTGTACTATATATATCTTACCAGATTCGCCAGTACCAGGTAGATTACTAAATATATCAACTTCTATTACATCATCTACATAAGACGGTAATTGAGCAGATGGAATAATACCACTTTCATTCAAAGAAGCCAAACCATTTGGAGCACCTTTGCTGTTTATAAACTATTGTACTTTACTATTAAGTTCAGACG